GTCCCCCCCCCTTTTTTCAAACCACATTTTTAAAAATACATATTTTTTTTATATTGTTATGAAAAAAATTATTTTTTTAAAAAAAAAGATTAAACTATTTAAATATTAGGATAAAACCCATAAGAATTAAGTGATTTTAATTCAATAAAAGATATGCCAAAAAATATAAATAATATTTCTGAAAGTATTAGGAAATCTCTATTATCAAAGAATTTAAAATTTAGTAGCGAGGTTAAGGAAAATAATTTAATTAATTTTGTTGGTGATAGAAAATATATACCAAAACTTGCTAATAAAGTAGAATCAACAAATGTGTATTTTTTAAATAGTGATATTTATTTGCATAATAATATATCAAGTAACAAATATATTGGAAGTGAAGAAATAACAATAAATGAATTAACTGGGAATAAATCAAAATCAAATAACACTTTCATTAAAGTAAAAAAGCAAAGTGATTTAGATTTTTCAGAAGATCCAAATTTACCATTAAATAAATATGCTAAGATTGCCTCATCCCAATTTTACAAGAATATTTATTTTGATTCTGATGAAAAAAGAAAAATACAATTAAGTGGTGAGTTATTAAATTCAGATAAAAAAGGAGTTTATTCTGTTAAACCACCAAAAGGTACTGAAGAGCTGGTTAAAATATTTAGTGTATTAGGCATTGACAATGTATCACCATTTTTTGGTAATCCATTTTCAACTGGAAGTGAATTAGAAGATGTAAGTAGAAAGGAATTATTAAATCAATTGAAATATACAGTATCCAACAAAGCAGTTAGTGGTGGTGTTGGTGGAATATTAAAAGGAATTAAAAATGCTTTAAAAGAAGGGAGTAGTATTGTTTTTTCTGATTTTAGAATAACAAGACCAAAAGGTAGTGTTGGTAGTGTTATAGATAAAGTTTCAGTATTTGAATCACCAACATCAATAATTCCTGATAGTGCATTACCGTTATCATCTTTTTCAGATAATGACATTAAGGCAAATAAAGAGTTATTATTATATACTGGGAAAGGTCAAATTATTGCATTAATAGAAAATTTAAATAATAACAGATTTAAATTAAAATTAGAGGACAATAGAGGGAAAAAATTAATTGGCACAATAAATCCAAGAATTTATTATTTGGACAATGGAGATGGTGATATTTTGTTAAAAGGTGGTGAAAAAACTGATTTTGAAAAACGTTTTGGTTATATCACATCCGAAAACGACTTAAAAGGTTCTTCATTATTAACATTTGATGAAAATTCTGCTGATGAGATTGGTGGGATGGAAATATTCTCTTGGTCTGATGAGAAATTAAACAAACAATTGTTGGAAAGTTACAGCAATGCAAATGAATTGATGAAAGAAGCAGATTCGTTGCTTTATAAAACCCAACAGTTGTTTAACACAAATAAAATAAATATGCTGTTGACAGCAAAAGGAAAAATTCATCATAACGATAAAATGATGTCAACAGTAAAATTAAATGGAACAAGATATATTTCAAAAGGTTCTCAAGTTTTAACAAAATCAGCAATAGATGGGAATGAAACAGATCCCAACAACATATTTTGTAGAGTTTGGAATATAATAGATAGATATGATGAGGTTTCAGATTTACAAAAACACAGCGGGTTAAATTATTATTCAGAAGTTGGTGAAAATAATATATCAAAATTATCAGTCCTTGATGATAATGGATTTGTTAGAATTGCACCAGATTTTGAAAGTAAAGACATAAAAAAGTTTATGTTTTCAATTGAAAATTTAGCATATGATGTTAATATATCAAATTTGTTACCAGAAGAAATTGGAGATGGTGATCCGATTACTGGGACAAGAGGAAGGATAATGTGGTTTCCACCATATGATTTAACATTTACAGATAATAGTGATGTTAATTATGATTCAATAAATTTTATTGGTCGTGGTGAACCAATATATACTTATAACAACACAGAAAGAAGCGGAACATTAAGTTTTAAATTGCTTGTGGATTACCCCTCATATTTGGAAAATATTAAATCTTTAAGCGGTGAAAAAGAATATTTGAATAATCTTGCACATAGTATGATTGCTGGTTGTGCTGATGTTCAAATGCCAAATATAAACTTTATGACGCAAAAAGAAAAGGATGAGGTTGAGGCAAAAACCGTTGTTGCAGAAGATGAGGTTATTATTGAAAAAAAGGATGTTCCACCACCTGATTTTAAAATATATTTCCCAAATGATTCATATTCATTTTCATTATTGGCTGATTATGAAAACGGAGATGGAGTTGGTCTTGGTGTTACATATTCAGATGGTGTGGTTTTTGAAGGTTGTGGTGGCGGTGCTGTAAGGTCAAAATTAGGATGTCCATGCGCACAATCAGATAATACCGATTTTGGCTTAAATGCCCAACAAATTACATTACCTGATGGGAATAGTTATAATGGAATTTCTGACCCGTTATTTTTTCCATCTCTTGCTGAATATATTGTAAAAAATTGTAAATCTTGCAGAATTAAAATATCTGGATTTGCTTCAAATGATGGGGTTTCAAATAAAAATCAGGAATTATCACAAAAAAGAGCGGAAGCAATAAAAGATTTTTTGTTACAACAATTACAATTAGCAAATGATCCCATTGGTGAAAAAAGATTTGCTGGTCAACCAAGTGGTGAAGGAGAAATATCATCACAAGGTTGTCCCAAACTATCACATGATTGTTCTTCAATAGATGTTATTCCAGATGTGGATAAAGAATGTAAGAAAAAATCTCGTTCTGTATTGGTTAGTTTTGAAATAGATGAGACATTGACAGAAGATTTTGAAAAAAGTAAAAAAACACCACAAAATATTGATCCTGAAAAAGAATCAGTTCAATTTACAAATGATGTTAAGAGAAGAGTTTTTAATGAATATTTATTTTTTAAAAAACTTGGTGAATTTGACAAGTTTGCTTTGGATAATATTACAGATAAAATAAAATTTTTCCATCCTGCATTTCATTCTATAACACCTGAAGGATTTAATGCAAGGTTGAATTTCTTAAAACAATGCACAAGACAAGGACATACTGAAAACAATGGTGATCCTAATAACTTGGCTTTCGGTAAACCCCCTGTATGTATTTTGAGGATTGGTGATTTTTATTATACAAAAATAATTATAACAAATGTTGATTTTGATTTTAGTGAAGGTTTATGGGATTTAAACCCTGAAGGTATAGGTGTTCAACCTATGATTTGTAATGTATCTATAAACTTTAAATTCATTGGCGGTTCTTCATTAACTGGACCAATTCATAAGTTGCAAAATGCAATTACTTCAAACTTTTTTGCAAATACAATGGTTTATGATACCACATCAAATTATAACAAAGATGGCAAAATAGAAGGTGGTCTAAAATTGAAAAAGGGTAAAGAAGAAGAAAAGAAAGCAGATATTTCAACAGATAATATTACAACCCCAGAAATAAATCAAGAAGAATTTGCATTAAATAATTCGGAAGCAACAAATGATGAAGTGTTAAACGAAAATAAAAAATTGTTTAAATTTTTAAGCAAAGAAACAATATTGACATTTATTGATACGGATGGGGATGATTTATTATTAACAGTAAAATCCAAATTTAAAATTGCAAAAGTTGATAATTTAGTGGATGATGTTTATAGAATTAAGACTTATATTGTGGACAAAGAAACGAACGAAGCGGTATCAGGAGAAAAGACAATTTTGTTTAATAAAAATGAAACTGAAAAGGAATATGAAATTGATTGGAATATAAGATTAACAAACAAAATTGATATTAATTTGAAAATAAATGATAATTTAAACGAAATTTTAGATATTTTTATAAGTGTTAAAGGTGTAAATATTATTTAATATGCCAAGAGAATCATTTGATAGATATAAAAAGTTTATTAAGGATGGTGAAATAAAACCAATACCTGGAATTAATATACCAAAATCAGATAGTGATAAAAAAATACTTTATAAAGTTGGTGAAACAAGGTTGGATAAAGTATCTCAAGAATATTATGGTTCGCCTTTATTTGGATGGTTGATTTTATTGGCAAATCAAGAATATGGTGGTATTGAATTTGATATACCTGATAAAACAGTAATAAGAGTTCCATTCCCTTTAAAGTCAGCAATAGAAAGATACATTACTGAAGTAGAAAAACATATTAGACTTTATGGCGAATAATAGTTTAGAAAGTGGGAACATTATTTTAATTGACCCCAATAGATTAAATAATGGGGAACATTTGCGTATTGAAGATTTAAATATATATGTATCATTATCAGTTACAAGAAGAAACAGAATGTATATTGGCAATGATATTGAGGCGGATAAAATTGTTATTGAGGGTAGTTTTGGTGGTAATGAAACAATAAACATATTAAGTTCTTCAGGGATTGGTATTGACAATTCTTTAACTACAGCATATACAGAATTATCCACAGAATTTGGAAAGGGGAAAAAGAATCTTGAGAGTTTTGGGATGGAAAGAATATCAATTGATTTTGATACATCATATACACCAATAGTAACAATTGATTTTGTAGATGTAAGGGGTAAATTATTTGAACAAAATAAAAACTCTTTATATAATTTCTTTTTTGATTTACCTTACCCAATGTTTGAATTAACAGTAAAAGGGTTTTTAGGTAAATCAGTTAGTTATTGTTTACATCTTACTAAATTTAGTGCAAAATTTAATGATAGGACTGGTAATTTTGAATTAACTTGTAATTTTATAGGATATACATATGCTTTTCTTACAGATATTTTGATGGCTTATATTAAAGCAATACCTGGAACAAAATGTGGTAGAGAAAAGATATTGGAAAGAAAACGGTTAAGTGAAAGAACAACATCCGCAAAAGGAAGTGTTTTTATGACAATTGGTGAACTTGATGAAAAGATACAGAGGTTAGGTGTTGAGGTTGAAAAAATGAAAGAAGATGAAAAAATTAAACAATTATCATTGGCTGAAGAAATTGTGGTGAAACTGGATGAATTAAAATCATTAATTGTAGATAAATTAATTTTAATGAATAATGGTCTTGATTTAGCCAGTTATAAAAATGGATATATAAATATAATTAAAAGTAAACCAGTTTTTGATAGAAAAAGGTTGGATACATACAATGGTATTATAAAAAATCAGGTAGAAAATATAAATAAAAAAATAAATTCAGAAAAATATAAATTAAATTATGAAGATTTTATAATAAAATATAAGAAGAATTTTTATAGAGGGTTAAATGTAGAAGATTTTTTTGATATAAATGATGGTGTTTTAGAAGAAAAAACTACAATTTCTAATGAGTTAAAAAATAAAATATTTAAATTAAGTGATGAATATACTAATATAGATGAAAAAGAAAAATTTTATAATGATTTAAAATCAATAATTAACATTACTTATAATGATAAAAAAATAAATGATAAAACAAATTTTGATATAATATATTTGATTGATATTGTAAATAAAATTGATGAAACTAAAAATAGGATAAGAAATGATGTTAATTTTTTAAGAGAGACAATTTCTAATGATTTTTCTGAAAAACTGGAAAATTTATTAGCAATAAAAGATAAAGATGGTAATATAATACAACCATTTAAACCAACAATATATAATATTTTCAAGATTTTATGCGACCATGTGGATATATTTATGGAATGCCTTGAAGATATTGGTAATGATATATTAAAAAATAAAGAAAAAAGAAAATCTGATTTATCTGAAATAATTGGAAATTTAGACTCTTCTCCAAAGAGTGATGTTAATGTAAGTCCATTTCCAGAATACAGGGAAAAAGATTTTAATAGTGGTGCATTTGTTGAAAAATGGATTGGTTCAAAAGCTCCGAATTTACCTGAAGTTAAATTTGTTGGTGAGATGTTGGATTCTATGCTTAAGGTGGCAAGTGAGGATAGGGCAACTTTTTCCACAATAAAATCACAACAAAAACAAGGTTGGTTACCTACAAACCCATTAGATACACCATTAATAATAAATAATGACATATATAATATATATGAACTTGTAGATAATGGTAAATGGTTTGATGTTATTAAATTTCTTGGGTTGAGGTTAACTAGTTTTTTAGGTTTAGCTGCAAGAAAATTAGATGAGGAAGATATAAAAGCATTTGCAAAATCAGAAGTTAGAGCAATATTTAATTCTATAAAAAATGATGAAGTATTAGATATTATTTTTAGTGGTTTAAATGATGAGGGTAGTGAATATATAAGTGATATTATTTCTTCTATGACAGGAGAAGAAAATATAAAAAATTATAATAAGTTTTTAATAGATGGGAAAGAAATATATGTAAATGGACCATCAATAATAGACAAAGTTTTTATACAAGATAGTAGTTTATTTGGGTTATATGAATCGAAAAAAGAATATTATTCATATAAATATGACTTTTATTTTGAGGGTGTTGAAAACATAACCGATGTTGATAAAACTTTAATTCCAAAATATTCACCCCCATTATCGGAAGATAATTTTAGAACTGTATTGCCAATATATATACCAGATTCAAAAAATAACAATAAATTAATTGGTGGCGGATTTTTAACAATTAAAAATTCTTATGATAAATATTTTAAAAATGATATTGGCGATTTTGTTTCAAATTCTGAAAGAATAAAATTAAGAGATTCTGGTGTTATTTTTATTAGTGATTATACGGGATATGGTAATAATAGCGGAGAAAAAGTTGATGATGGGTCAACATTTATAAAAATTATCAATAGAGAGGATTATGATAGATTAAATATAAGTTTAAATGATGATATATCTGAAGCAGTTGAAAAAGTAAAAGGTGAAAACATTATAAATTTAGATTCCATAGATAGCATGGTGGATATTGTTGAAGAAAAAAGAATTATAGATGGTAGTATTTTTAATGGGAAGTATGGGTTTAGGGAATTTTTTTGGTGTAAAGTTAATGATGAACATTTAAAATTTGGTTCAGGTGATATATTCCCACATTATTTATATTTTTATGGGTTTAAGTCCACAACAAACGCTGATTCAGATGATTTTATTAATAGAAAATTATTGTTATCACAAACTGATGAATATGATTTATATTCAATAGATACTTTATCTGGTAAAAAAATAAATTTTAATTTTAATAAAGCAAAACAGGATATATTTAAAAATATTTTTTCAAATGGTAATAAAGAAATAATTTATGAATATCAAGATGTTTTATATGAAACAATAGATGGGGTTGGTGATAATAATATAGTATTATCATTATCTTTTAAAACATTTGATAGTGCAGTATTAAATAAGGAATATTTTGTTTTTGGTAGTAAGTTTTATTATTATCAGGATAATGAATATGCAAGAGCCTATATATTTTTAAGTTCTATATTTGAATATTTTAATAAACTAATGTTGGATTTTTCATTTTCTGTTTCAAATGGATTTATTGAAGTACCATATTCATTTATTTTATATATTGGTTCAATACTTAAAAGATTGGATAATGATTATATTAAACATTATGATTTATTAGATTGGGCTGATATAGAATTACCATCAGGTGATAAGTTTACTGATACATATAAAATGAATTTTGAAATATTGTTAAAAGATTTAAAATATTTACCTGAAAGTGTAAAAAATGAATTTATAAAAGAATTTGAAAATTGGGTTAATTCAGAAAACGGGTGGAAAGATATATATAGTAAACTTGAAATATTTAATAGGGATTCTAATGGAAATTTTGATACAAGTATAATTGATGATTATTATACAAATTTTAAAGATGATATAAATAGGTATTCTAATAATATATTAAGTGAAAATATAAATGATTATAATATATTTTTAAATGATAGTAGTGAAAATGATAATTTTTTCTTATTAACTAAATCAAATGGTGTAGGAGTAGAAACAGTTATAAACTTTCTACATAAAACAAAAATAATAGCAAATGGTTCTTGGAGAATATGGGTTGATTTAAGTGATATAGATTTTGATAAGAAATCACAACCATTTTTTATATCAGATGATGATTTTAATATTTATAAACTTTCATTTAAAAATGAATTTATAAAACAGTATAATTTAAAAATTGAAGGAAAGAAAACCGATTTTGAAAAGGAAAAAGAAACTATATTTGGAACATTAAATAATGAAGATATATTGTTGAGGATTTATAAAAATTTTAAATCAATTTACGATAAGTGGATTTCTGGTGGTAGAGGAAATTGTGCAGTTAGAACATTAATTGATAGATTTAAATTTATTGATAGAGCTTATAATGATATATCTGATGATTTTTTGATAAATCCTGTAAATTTAATTGAATATATATCAAAAAACCCAAATACTAATTTATATTCGATTATTGAGAAGATTCTTACAGATAATAAAATGTTATTCATACCATTACCAAATTATATAAATTATAATGATAAAAATGAAATTGAAGATGTATTTAAACCTTTTAAATTTAATGAATCAGCCAACACAACTGGACCACAATTTGTTTGTGTATATGTAGGAGAGTTGTCAAATTCATTAGATTTATCTGATGGTAATTTTGAAAATGATGGTATGGATATTAAAATTGAAAATGGTGCTTTAAATTTGGATAATATTGGGGATGATTTCAAAAAAAATAATACTGAAAAAATACCTTTTTTTGTTGTTAGATATGCTGATGAAAATCAAAGCATATTTAGTAATATTAAATTAGACCAAAGCGAATTTACAGAAACAAATGAAACACTTTATATTATTGATGAAATATCAAAACGTGGTTCATTTAATGAAGTAACATCTATTGGACAAAATTTGTATGACATATATAAAAATCGTTCTTATAGTATAGAAGTTGAAATGTTGGGTAATGTGCAAATACAACCATTTATGTATTTTCAAGTTGAAAAAATTCCAATGTTTCATGGTGTTTATATGATTATTAAAGTGTCTCATACAATAAAAGCAAATTCTGTAATAACAAAATTTAAAGGTATTAGGGTAAGGAAATATAGGACAAAATATATTGATAAGTCAACATTATTTATGAATTTGATTGGTAATTTAAGTAACACTAACTTTGAAGATGTAAAATTAACAAACTTAAATAAACTTGAAGAAGGGAATATTAGCATTGATTCAGGTAGAAGTGTTGAAGAACCAAATATTGTATTTAATGATTTATTTATGAATCCAACAGATAATAATGGAAATAAATTAATAGTACCAATAATTATATCTAATATTGGATATAGAAATCTTAATGGGAATTTTAGGATTCATGAAGGAATTGATATAGCATTTAGATATAAAAATAAAAATGGTCTTAAAATTATTAATAATGAAAATTTAAATGAAATTTTTAAAGATGATAATGTTTTATCTGAAAATGGTGTAATAAGAAAAAATATTGAATTAAAAGCTCCATATGATTCAGTTATTTATGGTGTAAAATTATCTAAATCAGTAGGACTAATTTTGGATACATATGTTAAATTTAATGATAGGAAAGATGGGTATATATTAAGATATTTACATCTTATTGATATAGATAAAAAAATAATTGAAAGAGCATTAGTATTATATAACAAACAGAATGGAACTAATATAACATATGATGATTGGTTAAATAATAGTTTTAATACTAATGGAAAAGATTTTGTGGTGTCAAATTTTAATTATAAAGTAAAAAAAGGAGAAACATTAGGATTAGTAGGTGGATTGAAAAACACAAGAATAATAAATGGAATAGACACAGCTGGAAAATCAACAGGGACTCATCTACATTTAGAGTTGTTGTATTTGGATGAAAATAATTTTAAAGTAGAAGAAATATCTAAATGTGTTTCTTGTTCAAGAAAATCATTAAAGAAAATTAAGGGTATTGATGCTCAATTGAAAAACTTTGTTGACTATTGTGAAGATTGTATATCCTATTGGTCAATAGGAAATGATAGTAATAGATATGATTCTGACAATACATCATCAACATAAAATATAAATATGAAAATAGGTAATATTGTTATTAAAGAAGAAATTGATTTTAATTATCTTGATTTCTTCAATATAGTAAAAGATTATAATTCTATTGACAAAAATCTTCCAACATTAATTGTTGGTATTGATTTGGTTAAAAGTATAATTGGGAGAGATCCCGATGATTATGTTGAAAGGAAATTAAATGATATGTTGTTTTGGACTTTTGATGAGTCTGATATTATGACAATGTTTTATGAAGATTTATTTAACTTTTTGGTTTATTGTGTTTCATTTTTAAAGAAAAATGTTAAGTATGAATATGTTGATTTTGTTAATTATAGATATTCACAATACAAGTCATTGATAAATAAAATAAAAAGTAACAAAATAAAAAAATTAGTTCATTTAAAAGATAAAAGATTATATGTCTTGTTGAAAAATGAAATTTATGGTATAGATTTGTTTACATTAGATTTTTTTGGATTTTCAAAAGAAAATATTATTAAATTTTTAAAAGAAAATTCTGAAAATTTTGTTGAAGTTGATATTATTGATAAAAAAAAGATGGAAGTGATAAAGGATGTTTATTTAATTTCTAAATTTTTGTAGGTTTTTTGAAAAAAAAGTATTTAATAATAGAGAGTAATAAGTATAATAATTAAAAATAATGTATTATGAGAGAAGAAAAAAAAGAATTAAAAGATAAATTAAAAAAAGCATTAAATAAAGATATTGATAAAGAAAAAAATATTTATGATGTTGATAATATAGATATTATCAATGAAGATAACATTGTTGAAAATGTTGATAAACGATATTTTTTAAATGATGGTAGAGAATTAATAATTGAATAATATTGATATTAAAAATGGATAAAGGAGATATTAAAATAGACAACATCATATTAGAGCAAGTAAATAGAATGAATGCTTTATCCGAATTTAATTTTATTTATGAGGATGAGAATGAAAAAGATATAATTAATGATGAAGATATTAACAATGTTGATGAAGATAAAGAAGAAAAAGATATTGTATCTTATGATGAAGATGAGAAAGAGATTGAAATTGATGTTAGTGATATTGTTAATAAAATGGAAGAAATTGAACAAAAAGTTGATGAAAATAAAAATATAAATGAAAGATTGGTAGAACTGTATAATTCATTAAATGAAAAATTAAGTGAGTTGGAAGAAATATCTTCTACATTAGAATCTATGAAGAATGAATTTGTAAAAAGATTACCAACAAAAGAAGAGGTAATAGAATTAAGAGCGTTAGATTCTTATCCTTATAATGAAAAATTAGATGATTTTTGGAAAACTGAAGAAAAATATAAAATAAAAAAAGAATTTCCATTAAAGATAGATGATGAAGTAGTTAATAGCGATTATAATGAACAATATATAGCAAAAACACTTTAATATATTTATCTCATATTTAAGCCTATAAAAAACCACAAAAAAAATTTTGTGGTTTTTTTTTTATTTTTTTAAAAATATATAGAAAAAAATCATATTTTTGTATCAAGTTTAACACATAAAAAATTTATAGCTATGAGTATCAAATCAATTTTAGAACAGTATGAAAAAAATTCTGAAGGTTCAAATTACATTTCTTCAGAAGAAAGACTTAAATTGTATTTTACAACACACTTGAAACCTAATGAAAAATCAGGTATTAGAAAAATTAGAATTTTACCAGATCCTGATGGGGGTAGTCCATTTAAAGAAGTGTATGGACATACCATACAAAAATCAGATGGTAAATGGCAAACATTTATTTGCCCCAATAAAATGGATAAAAAACCATGTCCTTTTTGTGAATTAAATAAAAAACTTTTGGATAGAGGGGATGAAATTAGTAAAGAATTAGCAAAAAAATATTATGCTAAAAAAATGTATGTTGTTAAAGTTATAGATAGAGATAATGAAGAAGATGGTCCTAAATTTTGGAGATTTAAACATAGTTTTAGTAAAACAGGTGTATTTGATAAAATTTATGCAATATTAAAAAGTATTGAAAATACATCAGCACCAGATATAGATGATCCTGAAAACGGAAGAGATTTGATAATTACCATTAATAGAAATCATAATAATATACCGACAATTGCTTCCATCATACATTCTGAACCTTCTAAATTAAGTGATAATGAGGAATTGGTTAAAGAATGGTTGAACGATAGTATGACTTGGAAAGATGTATATTCAATAAAAGAATATGATTATCTTAAAATTATAGCTGCTGGTGGTGTTCCATACAGAATTGAAACTGAAGATGGTGGGTATAAATGGGTAGATAAAGAAACTTTAGATGATGATAGTGGTAATAATGATAATACAACTTCATCAGAAAAAGATATTGATGATATAAATAATTTGGATACTAGTGGGGTAAAAGATGATGTTAAAGATAGTTCATCTAAAGAAAATACTAATGGTGATAATAAGTTTAAAGATGCTTTATTTAGTGAAGAAGATTTTGATGATGATGATAATGATGAAATACCATTTTAATTTAAAAATTGTTGATATATGGCAAGATTAAAAAAGAAAAGCAGCAATAGTAGTGGAGAAAAAAATAAATCTTTTGATTTGGATTCATTTTTAGAAAAGGAATCATTAAACACAACAAATCAAGAGAAAGAAAAAAGCTGGATACCAATGCCAAAAGCATGGCATGATGCTTTAAAAATACCTGGATTTCCAAGAGGATATGTGAGTTTAATTAGAGGTTATTCAAATACAGGGAAATCTACAGCGTTTTATGAGGCGATTGCTGGCGCACAAAAAATTGGTGATTTACCCGTGGTTATCGAAACAGAGGGCAATTGGAATGATGAACACGCAAGACAGGTTGGTGTTAAATATAAGGAGATTGTTAATCCTGAAACAGGAGAGGTGGTGTATAAACCAGATAATTTTATAATTATAAAAAATAAAGATTTATATGAGCGATATAAAAACTATTGCCATAAAGATAATAAATATAAATCTAAATCAACTAGAAACCAACCTGTAATTGAAGATGTTGCTCTTTTTATAAATGAAATGTTAAACAAACAAGCCAATGGTGAATTACCAATGAATTTATGTTTTTTATGGGATTCAATTGGAACTTTAAATTCATATCGTTCTGCAACATCTAATACACAGAACAATCAATGGAATGCAGGTGCTATGAATTGTTTTGGCTCTATCGTAAATTATTTAATTCCTTCATCAAGAGATATTGATAGCAAATATACAAATACTCTTATATGTGTTCAAAAAATTTGGCTTGATAATGAAAATAAAGTCATTAAACATAAAGGAGGCGAATTTATGTTTTATAATTCAAGATTAATTGTTCACTTAGGAGGAGTATTATCACATGGAACTAAAAAATTAAAAGCAATTTCTTTAGGTCAGGAATTTCAATATGGAATTGAAACACAAATAAAATGTGAGAAGAATCAAGTTACTGATGTTGTTAAAGACGGAAGAATTGCATCAACTATTTTTGGATTTGTATCACCTGATGAATTGGATAAGTGGAAAAAAGAAAATGCAGATTTCATTAGACAAAAATTAAAAATGTCTTATGATGATGAAATATCATTTGTAGAAGAAGAAGGTGTATTTGAAAGTGAAGATATTGGATAACATTTAAATTAAATTAAATGCGTGTACCACCAAGAAAAAAGAAAGAGGTATTTGATAAGGAAAAGCATACTTTGTTAATAGATTCAAACTCATTATTTAAACTTGGATTTAACGGAAGAAAGAATGAATTTAATACTGATGGTATTCATGTTGGCGGTATCACTCATTTTATTATATCATTAAGAAATATATTAAATGAAAATTCATTTGATAGAATAATAGCATTTTGGGATGGTGAGAAGAGTGGGAAGTTAAAGAGTAATCTATATAAGGATTACAAAATAAAAAGGAATAGGGATTATAAAAAAGGGAACAAAATACAGGACAAATATGAAGAGTTTGAGATTAATGTTATTAAATCTATAATGAGTGATTTATGTATAAGACAATTTGATAACGATGGGTTTTGTGAAGCAGATGATTTAATTGGTTTTTATTGTTCAAATAAGGCTGATAATGAAAAAATCACCATATTAACAAGTGATAGGGATTTATGTCAATTAGTAGATAAAGATATTCGTGTCTATTTGATAGATAGAAAGAAATACGTTACAACCAATACATTTAAGTATAATTCACGTTCTGATAAGGTAAATATTTTCAATTTCCATTATAAAAATGTGGCATTAGTTAAAGTAATGTGTGGGGATGCTTCTGATTCCATACGTGGTGTTAAAGGGTTAGGAATGAAAAAGCTATTATCCTTATTCCCTTTTATGTCTGAGCGTGAATGTACAATTGAAGATATTTTGAATGAAGCTAAAAAAATAAAAAAAGAAAGGGAAGATTCTGGCAAAAAACCAATTAAAATAATTGATTATATAATTGAAGGTGTAACAACAGATTTTGATGGGAACACAATAAAAATGGGCATGGATTTATATGAGAGGAATATGAAAATAATTGATTTAAAAAATGCAATGGTTACGTCAAATGATATTAGAAAAATAAATGATTTAAAAACAATGATTTTTGAAAATGAAAATGGTGATTTAAAAGAAGTATATAGAAAATTAAAAAAGATTGGAATTGATAGAAAAATTAGTAACTTTGGAGATGATTTTTTAATACCATTTAAAAAGATTATAAAAAAAGAAAAGAAATTAATAACGAATTAAAAATTTAAAAAAGATGAGCAAAAATTGGGATTTTAAAAAAGAAAGATTTGAATTTATGTTTAAAATAAACGGGCATCCCGTTTGTCAACGTTATTTTAAAATTTATAATTATAATGAGGATTTCAAAAATTCTATTGAATTAAAAGAAATGTTGGATTCAATATGTGGTTTAAATATTGATAAGTATGGAAGTATGGGAATTATTCCTGAACACTTGAAAAAGAAAAGCGTTGATATTTTATGGGAAAGACATAATCCATATATGACAGTTCAGGATTACATAGAATATTATGAAAATTTAGAAGAGAGTGAAAAAGATGATAATAAAGAAAACAATGAAAGGGATATTTTTACATTTGAATTTAAAGTTGATGGCAAAGTGGTAGGTCAATATCATTTTGAAAATGTATTTTATAAGATGACTTCTAAACACCAAATAGATATTAGACCAATAATAAAAGATATTATTGATAATATCATATATTACACCACACTAGAAGAGTTAAACATGGTAACAGAATAGATAATAAAATGGAAATTTATTTTGACATATTTTTTTATATATTTATTTTATCTATCTTGTTTTTTGCTTATTTAAAATTTTTGAGAGTTGATAGGAGTAATTTGAAAATAAATAAAATGTCCTTTAAATATAAAGATGGTGATAAATATATTGATATTGTTATACGCAATATATATTTAATTGATAAAGATGATATTAAAATATTGGATACTGATTTTTTCAAATTTTCTAATTTAGAATTATGTGTTGATGGCATAAAATTTAAAGGTAATGATATTTTAAAAGAAAATGAATTTTTATGCAATGTACATTCTATTGTGGTTGGAATAATAAATACACATGAGACAGGTGATTTAGATTCTTATGGAATTGTTGATTTAAATATTGAATATGATTTATGAATAATTTCATTGTTGAATTATTAGGCAGATTTTTAGGTGAATGTAGAGGAGTTAATGAAAAAAGTGGGCAATTGAGATTTGATTGTCCAAAGTGTTCTGAAATAAAGGGTATTGTTGGTGGGGATGGTAAAGGAAATCTTGAGGTTAATGTTAATGAAGGTGTTTTTAACTGTTGGTCGTGCGGTGAAACTCATGGTACAAGGGGAAATATAGATAAATTATTCTGGTTATTTGCAAATAGGGAGTTATATAATGAATACAAAGAATTATATTCTGATGATCATATAAGTTATCTTGCTAAAGAAGGAATAAATGATAAGAATAAGGTTATTTCATTACCAAAAGAATATATTGAATTGGATAAAAAAAACATAAAAAAGAATGGGTTTATTGATGCGTTTAATTATTTAGTTACATATAGAGGATTAAATGATTTAATAATTAAAAGATATAAAATTGGTTATTGTAATTCAGGTAAATATAAGGGCAGGATAATATTACCATCATTTGATGTAAATGGGAATGTTAATTTTTTTACATCTAGAGCATTTCATAATATAAAACCAAAATATTTAAACGAAAAAATTGATAAACGGACAATAATTTTTAATGAATATTTTATAAATTGGGATGCGAATATATATTTAGTTGAAGGTCCATTTGACCATATAGTAGTTCCAAATTCAATACCATTGTTAGGTAAAGTTTTATTAGATGAAATTTTTATAAAGATAAATGATAGAGCAAATTCAGATGTGATTATATTTTTAGATGGTGATGCTTATGAAAATTCTCTGAATATATATAAAAAACTATCTTCTGATAGATTATATGGTAGAATTAAAATAATAAAATTAAAGATGGGATTAGACCCATCTTTAATCTTTAAGAAATATGGTAGTAAAGGTATTTTTGAAGCATTAAAAAGTGCTGAAAAAGTCAGCTTCAGCAAAATTTTTTAAACAAATTTTTCTCGTTTAAAATCAATTACCAAAATTTTCGCACCATTACCAGATTCAATTTCATAAACAACATCACCACCAATCTTTTTTAGTTTAGAGCATTCTTTCATGTAGCATTGGGTAATAACATGTTTAATTTTTGGTAATTTGGTGAATATAAATTTAAAAACTTCTTCAGGTTTAATTTTTGTGTTGTCAATTTCCAAAGTTGTGTCGTCAATAACAATAGCTTTTTGAAATTCATTATCACCAAATTGATAATTTCCAATATCCATTACGTAAAATTCAGCAACAGGTTCATCATCTTTATAGATAACATTTAAACCTTCTTTTTTAAATCTTCCATTGTTAAAATACATTGGTTCATTGATAATAACTTTTTCGATTTCTTCTAAAATAATTTGCTTGATGTTCATTTTATTATAATTTATTTTATTATTATTATTATGAAAAAAATATTTGTTTCTATTATTAAATAGATAGATATTAAAAAAAAATTCTGTATTTTTAAATAAAAAATGTCTAATAAATTAAAAGAAATTTCTGAAGAAATCCGCAATATTATTATTGAGGAACAAAAAAATCGTGGGTTAAAATTTATTGAAGAATCTCACAAATATTTTATAAAAAATAAAGATGGTGAATTGGTTTCTGATTTACCATCAGTTTCAAAAGTTATTAAACAGTTTTATGAACCATTTGATACAGTTGGAATATCTGAAAGGATTTCAGGTGGTGATATTGAATTACAATATCAAAAAATTATGGAATGGCGTAATGCGGGTAAAGACGGCATGAATATCGGCTCAATAGTACATTATTTTTTAGAAAAAGACATAACACGTATATTTGACATAAATAAAGATGTTAGGAAGCCAATATTTGAAATTAAACCTGAAATAAAAAGTGTTGTTAACAATATGGTAAAAGCTGGGAATAGTTTTATAAATACAATGATTAGGAGAGGGTGTTATTTAATAGATACAGAAATTGTATTAGGTTCTTATGAATTGGGTTATGTTGGTCAACCAGATAAGATTTGGATTATTGAACATAATGGAAAAATTGGATTTATTGTTACAGATTGGAAAACAAATAAAGAAAAGGCATTTAAACCAAATGCATATACAAAAAAAATGTTTCCTCCATTTGATTTTCTTGATGATACTTCTTTATCCAAATATAAATTGCAATTATCGTTTTATGGGAGATTATTTATAGACATGCTTAAAAACAGCAAATATAAAAACCTTCCGTTCTTGGGTGGTATCATTGTTAATTTAAAACGAAATGGTGATTTTAATGAATACATGATAGAGAAAAAAATAATAAAAAAGGTTATGAAGATTGACCCATTGGAAAATATTAATATGGTTTATGAACAAGAAAGAAATGAAAAAAGAATAATAAAAGAAATTGAAAATAAATTAAATGGAAAAAATTAAATATATAGCACATATTGGAGATATACACATAAGAAAATATAAAAGACATGATGAATATGAGAAAGTGTTCAATAAATTATATAAAAAATTATATGATTTATTTAATGGTGTTGAATATGATTTTAGGAGGATTGTGATTGCTGGTGATTTATTTCATGATAAGGTTAATGTTACTAATGAATTATATATGTTTACATATAATTTTATTAAAAATTTATCAGAGATTAGTCCTTTAATAATAATTCCAGGAAATCATGATTTATTAGAAAATAATGTTGATAGAATTGATACAATAACGCCAATAGTTTCAGCATTAAAAGAGAATGGTAAGACTATTGGTTACTTAAAAGAAAGTAAATGTTTTGTTGATAAAAATATAGTATGGTGCCATTATTCTATTTTTGATGGATATAAAAAACCAAATATTGAAAAATATAAAAGAAAATATGGTGATAATAAAGTTTTTATTGGTTTATATCATGGTCCATTAAGTGGTGCAATAACAGATACTGGATATGTATTTGATGATACAAATATTTCAATGGATATATTTGATGGGTTAGATATTGTTATGATGGGGGATATACATAAGAGAAGTTTCTTTAAATATAAAGAAACCATATTAGCATATCCTGGAAGTTTGATACAACAAAATTTTGGTGAGAGTGTAAGTAAACATGGGTTTTTATTTTGGGATATAGAAAACAAGAAATATGAAGAGGTTAATATTTACAATGAACATTCATTTTATTCATTTAAAATATCGGATATTACAGATTTTGATAACATAAATTTTAATTGGTTAAATAAGTGATAAAAGAGAGTTTATATAATGAAATATTGGAATATTGTAAATTAAACAATATTGAAGATGTGGAAGGTTTAATAAATAAAATGCTTGAAAGAGGGTTTCAAATTGAAAAATATGGTGAAACACCAATTAAAATAAATAATGAAATTGTTAAAGAAAAAATAGTATATTTGAACAATGATGAAGAGGTATTAAAAATGAATGATATTATAAAGGATAAGGATAATGAGATAGAGAAATATAAAGTGATGGTTGAGGAATTAAAGGAAGAATTAAATAAAATTAAGAATGGTGATGATGATATATATAACGAAGAAAAAAAAGGTATCTTTGGGTCTAATATAATGGATTTATGGAAAAAGAAAAAATAAAAATATCTGAAAATTCTAGGATTCGCATATATTGGGAGGACGATCCGTTCAAATATACTAAAGATAATAAGAATATTATTAAAGAAAGATTTTCAGAAAGGTATGGTATAAATAAAAAAAACATTGAAGTAGTATTTCACCCCAAATTAAAAAACGTTAATGAAAAATCAAATAATTTATTAGATATTGGTAATACATTTTTTAAAAACACAAGAGATTTAAAATATCATCACGAACTTTTTAAGGAGTGTATAGAAAGAAATGTATTAGATGTTAATTTTGATGAAATTAAAAAAATAGATGAGAAGGTAAACTCATTATTAGATATTGATTTAGCAGAATCAAACATTTATAAGATAAATTGGATAGAGTTAAATGGGTTTTTATCATATGGTTATGATAATTTTTTAAACTTTAAAGATTTAAATGGTTTAATTATAGTAAATTCAATACCTTCAAATCAAGGTGGTAAAACAACATTATGTATAGAATCTTTAAAATTTTTATTTTTTGGTAAAACTAATAAGGCTAATAATACAACCCAAATATTTAATAAATTTATAAATGGTGAGGTGGCTTCAGTAAAGGGTTCATTTAATATAAATGGTGAAGAATATATTATTGAGAGATCATTAACAAGAACTAAAAATAAATCTGGTAGATTTAATAAAACAATAAAGAGTAAGGTTAATTTTTATAAAAAGGTTGGGGATGAGATTATAAATATGAATGATGAAGATTCAATATCAACTAGTAATAAAATTAAGAATATAATTGGTAATGAAAATGATTTTGAATTTAGCATATTAACAACTTTAAGAAACATTGATGATTTTATTTCATTAGGTCCAACAGAGCTTACCAGAATAATAAATAAATATATTGGTCTTGATATAATTGAGAAGAAAGAACAAATTGCAAAAGATTTATTTAATAAATTTAGTAAAAAATTAAATAAAAATTTATATTCAATAGATGATTTGAAAAAAGATATTGAAAATTTAAATAAAGATAAAACATCATTGGAAGATAAAAATAAAGAATTAAATGTTTTATTAGAAAAGAAAAGGTCGGAGTTAAAAGAATTGGAAAAGGAGAAAGAAGATTTAATATATAGCAAGAAACCAATTGATGATGAAATAAAGGGATTAAATTTGGAAAATTTAAATAATGAATTAAAAACAATAATAAAAGAAGGAAAATCAGTTTCCTCAAAGATTAATAAATTAAAAGAAGAAATTGATACATTATCTGATATAGAATATGATGATAAAAAATATATAGAAACAGTAAATAATTTAATATCAATAAATGATGAAATCAGCACAATAAACAACCTTATTTCATTAAAGAAATCAGATATAAAAACTTATTTGGAAGAACAAATATGTCCAAAATGTAAAAGACCATTAGATGGTATTGATAATACGGAAAAAATAAATAAATTAAATAATGAAATTGAAGATTTGAATAATAAATTATTGACATTAAATAATAAGAAAAAAGAAATTGAAAAAGAAAAAGATGAGCTTGAGGAATTAAAGAAAGAACATGATTATAAATCATCACTTGAAATTAAGTTGGATAAATATATTGTTGAAAAAGAGGGGTTGGAATTGAAATATAAGACAGTAAAAAATAAAATAAATAAGATAAAAGATTATAATAAAGTAATAGAACATAACATATCTATAGATTGTAAAATAGAATATGTTAAATCCCAAATACAAATAAAAAACAATGAGATTGAAAAACTTATAGGTGAAATTGAAGGAAACAAAGGTAAAATAGATAATATAAATGATAAAATAATTGACAATGAAGAATTAATTAAGATAATAAATAAAGAAATTGAGGATGAAAAAAATTTTAAGGATTATTTATTATTAGTGGGGAAAGGCGGTATTAAAAATTTGATATTAAAATCAATATTACCAATTTTAAATTCTGAAATAAAAAGATTGTTAGATGATATTGTTGATTTTGATGTTGAATTGGTATTAAATAACAACAATTTAATTGATTTTATTTTAGTAAAAGGCGATAAAGAAATGCCTTTAAAATCTGGAAGTGGATTAGAATTATCTGTAAGTTCTGTAGCAATAAGGTCATTACTTGGAAGGATGTCATCATTACCAAGACCAAATTTTATTGTATTTGATGAGGTATTTGGGTCAATTTCTGATGAAAATATTGAAAAAATAAGACCTTTATTTTATAAGATAAAAGACATGTATGAAAAAGTTTTTATAATAACCATGAGGGAAGAGGTTAAAAATTGGGCAGATACCACAATAACAGTAGTAAAAGAAAATAATATATCTAAATTAAAAATAAAGTAATATGGATAATTTATCAATGTTTACTTACCTTATAATATTTTTTGGTGAGTTGGAAGATGAAAAAATTGAATATCTAAATTCAATAAATAATATGAGTAATGGAAATTTTTGTATGAAATACAAAGGCAAAACATTTTATGTAATGCATACAAACCATTATATATTTGAGATGAAAGAATTGTTGGAAAGAAAGATTAGTTTGGAACATGTCATAAATATGTTTGAAGATATAGGATTTTCTTGGAAATTTAATGATGATAAAATAAATAAATTTTTAGATGAAAATATATTAAAGATTAAATATATAATTGAAAATATGAAAAATAGTTTTTTTATTCCAAGCCCATTTAACAAAATGTCTAAAACAGATCAGGCAATTTATAAAAAAAGAGAATTAAATTTAGATGATGTAAAAGATTTATCAATAGATGAAATAAACAATATGATAAATAAATATTTGGATTTTGGTATAAATAAATTAGATGATGTGGACAAGAGGAATTTAGAGTTATTAACAAATTTGTTAAATGAAAGAAAAAAATAATAATATGTTAAAATCGTTATTTAAATGGGTAATCAATGGAACAATGAATTTTCAGAAGAGAATGTTTTGAGATATTTTAAAGATGTTAAAGAAAGCGAAACAGATTATAATGAAGAAATTGAACTTTTTAAGAAAATAAAAAAAGGTGATAAGAAATCACGTGATTTAGTATTAAAGAAACATTTAAGATTTGTAATAAAAGTAGCTAAAACATATAAAGGTTGTGGTTTACCAATTCAGGATATTATTGGATTTGGGAATTTAGGTTTAGTTAAAGCCATAGATACTTTTGATATAAATAAAAATTGTAGCTTTTTAAGACATGCTTATTTTAGCATAAAAGGTGAAATATTGAATAATTTAAGACAACATTCAAATATAATCAGAATACCAACATCTACAATGAGGAAAAATAAAGATAATAAAAAAATATATTCATATGAATATGATTTAGTAAAATTATATAATGTTTTGTATAGTGATTCTGATGGTAATTATAAATCAGCAGATTATGATATATTATTATATGAAAAAGACTTTTTTTATAATAAATTAATTGAAAAAATTGAATTATTATCAGATGAAGAAAAAGATATAATAAAGAAAAGTTATGGTATTAAATGTAAAAAAGTTGGATTAAACGATTTATGTAAAGAATATGGGACACATAGACCAAAAATTGTTGAAATAAGAAAAAATGGTCTTAGAAAATTAAGGTATTTTCTTGCAGATGATATTAAAGAATATATTTAATATTGAGAGGTAATATAATTAAATATAAAAATAATTAAAATGAATAAAAGATTTATCGGTTATATAACTATAATTTTTGCTATAATTTTATCATCTAGTGCAGCATATATTTCTATTATTGGTTGGGGTAAATTATTTTCTGGAAATTCTGTATTGGTTATGATTGTTATGGGAGTATTAGAAGCAAGTAAAATAATAGTATCATTATATTTACATAAAGTTTTTAATAGTGTAAATAAAATAACATTTAGTAGTATTTTAAAATCAATATTTTCTATTGAATCTTATTTAATAATTGGTGTAATAGTTACGATGTTCTTAACATCTATTGGTATATACGGATTTTTAAGTTCATCATATAAACAAAGTTTTAATGGGTTAACCAAACATGAGGGAAGAATAAAGATAATTGAAAATAAGATAAAATTTTTTAATGATAATAAAAAGGATATTGAAGATTTAATTGAATATAAAAAGAAACGAATTGACCAATTGGTTTCAATAAGAGTTCAGCAGGAAGCAAGGTTGGATTCGTTAATTAAAAATAACCATTGGTATAATGTAAAAAAAACACGTGAAGATATAAACAATGCTAATAATGAGATAAAAAATTTAAATGTAGAAATTGGTAATCTAAATAATAATTTATTAAGTTTACAGGATTCAATAAATAGATATAATGAAAAGAAAATTGATATTGAAACATCAACAAATGAAACATATGAAATTGGTCCAATATTATATATGGCAAAATTATTAAATAAAGATTTAGATGATATTGTTAATTATGTTATATTTTTAATAATATTTATTTTTGATCCAATGGCAATTTCTTTATTGATTGTATCAGATAAAATATTGAGTGAGAAAGTTGTAAATGTGAATAAAGTTGAACCTAAAGTATTCAATTATCAAAAAAAAGAGGAAAATAATAATATAACCAATGATAACAGAGGATTTAGCACTAATATACCCAACCCTAAAAAAGTTGTTGAGAGAAAGTTAGGTACTAATAAAAAAATAGTTGATGACAATACTATAATCTTTAAGAAAAAAAGATAGTTAAAAACCATATAATCTGTATTTAATTTAATATTAGCCACTATTTATATAGTGGATAAACTATGGGAATTTAATATAATTCCCATTTTAATATTATTTTAAAATTATTATTTATGGACGAAAGAGAATATAGTGTTAAAATATTGAATTTATTTAGAAATAAAAAGATTATCACAGAAGAGGTTGAGACTAATATAAATATTGATGAAGTTAAAGAAGAGGAAAAAAGATTACGTAATTTTATAGATTCATCAATAAAGATAATTAGTTTCAATGTATATAAAGATGTTAATAATGTTGTAATGTATTGTCAAGCAATTGGAATGGAGGGTATTGAATTTCAATTTACATTAGAAGATAGTAATGGTGTTTATATAACATTAAATAATGCAAATTTGACAGAGGATTTATTAAACAAATTGGGTAAATTATATAGGTTTTATAAACAATGGAGAGATAGGTGGTTTGAATATTTAAATGAAACAAATGTATGATTACTAAATTAAAAAACATATCAATAATTGTTTTGGTTATAATAATCATTTTATTATTGTGGAATAATAATAAGATAAAAAATGATATATCATTATATAAAAACAATATTGAATATCTTAAAGATTCTTTAAGATATGAACATGAATATAATGATAGATTGGTAGCATCACATAGAGCTTTGGTTATTGAAAGAAAAAACCTTAAAGAGATTAATAAAAAATTAGATGAAGAAATAAAAAAAGTAAAAGGAAAAGTAATTGAAGTTATTAAAACAAAAAGCGTTATTGTTCATGATACGGTTGAAGTTGTAACCAATTATACTGTTTACAACACAAATGGAATATATAATTTAAAACTCAATTGGGAATATGATACTTCATTTACATCAGAAGATTGGTATGTAATATCTGGTTATAATGATGTGAAGTTAGATAGTTCAATGGGAGTTTTGGATGTTAAAACTGTTATAACAAAACATGATATTGGATTTTCATTAATTACTGGATTGCGTGAAAAGGATAAAAAAGTTGAAATTTTTGTTACCAGCAATTATCCAGGATTAAAACCAACAAGCATTGATGGTGCGATAATAGATCCCAAAAAACACCCAATTTTTAAGAAATATTCAAAAAAGAAAAAGATTGGTATTGGTCCTTATGTTGGGATTGGTATTAATGGGGTAGGAAAACTATCTCCGCAAATTGGTGTTGGTTTACAATATAATTTAATAAAATTTTAATATTTATATTATGACAAAAAAAGAATTTAAAGAGTTTTTGAAATCTGATGAATTTAAGAAATTGGTAAAGAAGGAAATTTTGGATGGCTTAAAGAACGACAATAGAGTAAGGCAGGAAGTTTATGAGATTTCAAAAGACGTTTTAATTAAATTATATAAAGCATTTTGGGTAAAAAGAAATTTTTGGACTAATTATATTAAATAATATTGAGAAAAATGAAATTGATAATAACTGAAAATCAGGTAAAATATTTAATTAAGAAAATACATAAGAAGAGTGATAAGATTGATAATGAAGAAAACGATTCAAAGTCATTTAATTTTTTTGTAAATAAAACTCTAAATTTTATAAATAAACTATTATTTGATCCTAATTTAACTATAAGTGATAAATATATAAATGATTTGTCAATAAATTCTGATGATTTTATCAGATTATTGTTTCATGTTGGTATATTAAAAAAGGATGATAAAAGAATAATTGTAGATAAATCAAATTTAAGAGACAAATTAAAGGATTTATATAATATAATGCTATCACCAGCATTGGCTACTGAAAATACAACTACAGCCTCTAGCGGAGCTTATGTTGGTCCAATGATTATCACACCAATAAAAAGAGATTTTAACTTATTTAGTCCTTTATTTGAAGATGTGGATATTGAATTATTGGATGAAAGTTTATTATATGAAATATCTTCAACAATTTTACCTAAAAATGAGAAAAAAGAAGATGTTTCTTATTTATTGGATAGTTTAAAATATAAATGTTTTGCATTACCAAAATTTGGTTCTTATTGTATAAACAAAGCATATAAAGTTATAAATGGTGATAAAACTATATTTGAAATACCTTTAATGTCAGATGATGATAATTCTGAAAAAATAGAATTATTATACACTAAAACTGGAGATAATAAGGGAGATTTATTTGTTTATTTTGTTGATTATGGAATAATTAAAGATGCGTTTTTATTATTTCCAAAAGAATTTAGAGTATTATTGTTAAAAGAAATTATAGAAAGATTGGAAGAAGGTAATAAATTAATTGATGAGAATACTGACACTTCATCTGTTGGTTATTATGCAACACCTGGTTTTTTGGGTAGCGATTTTTTTGGAAATAAAAATGGTAAAGGTATTGTAAATAAAGGCATAACACATAAAAAACCATTTTTTGCAGGTGGTAAATTTGTTAAATTTGATGATTGTGTAAGACCCAATAATAATAAAGAAGCACAAAATGGAGGCTGTTCTCAAGGTGCAGCTGATAAAGTTGTTAAATTAGTAGATAAATTATAACATTAAAAAATTATATAATTATGGATTTAAAGAAAATTATAAAAGAAGAAGTTCATATAGCAATGGGAACTATAAAAAATATCCTAAATAAGGATAAAGAATTTAATGAAGATTATTATGAAAATGTTGGAAAAAAGTTTGAAGAATATTATAAAGATTTAAAGGATGATTCTAAAGAATTGGATAATAAATATGAAATGACTGATGAGGAAAAAGAAATTCATGATTTGTATGAGATAAGAAATGGTCTTGAAATGATTGAATATGATAATGAACCATCAGAAAAATTTAAAGAAAGGGCAAAAGAAGCGATTGTAGGAAGTTCAAAAATGGGAAATCCAAAAGAAACTGGTGGTAAAGGTTTCAAACCATCAAGTGTTGATGAGAATGAAAAAATTTTTAAGGATGCATTAAAAAGCAAGAAAAAAAGAGATGAGGCGAAATTAAATTATATTAGTATGGGAGATGATATTGAAATGATAAACGGTGGAAAGGGAAGGAAAAATAAAAGAAAATTGGCATTTGAAAGCGAAGAATATGAAGAAAAACTTAAAGGTGGATATGCTGATAATATGACACCAGAAGATATTGCAGAAAAACATGGTGTTGATGTTGATAAAATATATAAACAACTTGAAAAGGGAATTAAGATTGAAATGGAACATACCAACAGTAAAGATGTGGCAAGAGAAATTGCTTTGGATCATTTGTTTGAAAACCCAGATTATTATGATGATTTAGAAAGAATAGAAAATGAAGAAGAAACTGAAGAAATTGTTGTTGAAAATAAAAATGTTTTTTATTCAAAAGAAAAATTTAATAGTTTTGAAGATGCTTTAAATTTAATTACTGAAGATAAAAAAGTTGATGGTAATAAAGTAGTTGTTACTGATGGGAATGAAAAATATGAAATTTTATTTAAAGATGGTGAACCAATTGTTGAAAATTATGAAAATAAAAAAATGTTAGAAGAAAGTATAAACAAAATAAATAAGTTATATAATTTTGATCAATTCAAAGAGTTTGCAGGCTTAAATGGAAATGAAAGAAAATCTGAAGATGATAAATTTTCTGATATATTGAAAAAAATGAAAAACCTTGCTGAAAAATAATAATATTTAAATCTAATTTGAAAAATCCCACAATATGAATTTGTGGGATTTTTTTATTTTTGTTTTATTTTTTTTGGTAATTTTGCAATTAAAAATATGAATAAAGAATTGGAAATATTAAAAAAAACTGTTCTTTTAGAAATTGAAAAAATAGAAGTAGAAATAAATAATATTTTACATAACGAATCATTAAATATTGATGATAAAATTGATCAATTAAAAAATTTAATTGAAACATTTACAATAAAAGAATTATCTTTAACATTAATAAATAACATTATCAATAATACAACAAAAAAACAAAACGAAAATGGAAAAATTGATGAGACTTAAAGAATTAATGGTGTTAATCGAAGAAAATGCCAAAGAAACTTTTGAAAAAGGTGTTAAAGCATCAGCTGTTAGAGCAAGAAAGTATTTGCAAGAAATGAAAAAATTGGCTCAAGAATTAAGAATTGAATTGAATGAATTAAGAAAATCAAATTGATGGAAAGCCCTTAAAGGGCTTTTCATTATTAAAAAAGTTTGAAAATGGAAGAAAAAATTTTAAAATTATCTGAATATATTAAATCAATTCAATTTCCAAAAGATGGGAATATTGTATATATAGAAATATTGTTGCCATTAAATTGGAAAACATTTGAAGAAAATTTGGTTAAAATTGTAAAGGGTGAAGTTGAAGGGGATAAAGTATCATATTATGTGTATTCTGAATCTAACAACGATATAAGTAGATTACTTAATTATGTAGATAAAGTTGTTAAATTAAATAAAGAACTTGAAGAGAAAAAGAAATTATTAATAGGAAAGATAAATGAGTTAAAAGAAATTTTTAATGAAAAAAGTTTAGAAGAATTGAGAAACATCAAATTTGTAATAGAAGATAATATAGATTTAGATATTACAACCGATGGAGACAATTCATTGATGGTTGATTCATCAAATCTAAATGAAGACATTATTGATAATAAAGAAAAAGGTGAAGAGAATGGTGATAATATAATTAATAATGAAAAAACTAATGTAGAAGATGTTTAAGGATGATTTTAATGAAAGAGAAATTTCTATTGAACATTTATTAAATATTGCTAAACACCAAATCAAAGAAGAGGTTGATAATATTAAAAAAGAAAAAGATGATTCTGATTTATTAGATGAAGAATCTTATGATAAAGAAGTAAAAAAATTAAATATTGATACTGAAATTCATAAAAAAAGATTAGCCCAACAATATTTGACTGAATACAAAAAAGAAATTACTAATTGGGAAAAATTAAAATATAAATTAGTTTTAAAGAATATTTTTAGAAGATTTATATTTAAAGTTAGAAAAGTTTTACTGAAGATAAAAGTTTTTTTCTATTTTTTATTTTATTTGATAAAATTTTTTTTTCAAAAAAATAAAGGAGATTAAATTATGTTAACCTCTAAAGAAGATAAATTGATTGATAAAATTCTTAAAGATGTTTTTCTAATTGAGAAATCATTAAATGGGAAACCAAATTTCTCATTATTATATGAAGTCAGTAGTGAAGAATTTAATAAAATATGTATAGAAACAAATAATTATAACCAAGATATTGGTATTTTATATATTAAATTTAGTAATACTAATATTATAATTATTAATGAAAATTTTGATTTTAAATTGGTAAATAATGGTAATGGGAAAGATAATGTTGAAAAAAATAAAAATTTTTTTAAAAAAATAATAAAAAAATTTGGATTTTAAAAAAATTTTTATTATATTTGCATAAACAAAAAAATCAATAGTTATGAAAAATTTATTTTTATTTATGTGTTTGTTTTTAATTCTGTCTTGTAAAAAAGAACCTGTTGAACCAGTAGTTCAACAACAAGACATGGTTGATTCTTTAGATAATGAATATGAATATGGTGGTGTATATCAGAATGGGACTGGTGCTGATGTATTAACATTATCAGGAACTGAGTGGGTTTTGGAAAAGGTTGTTTTTAAACCTGCCACAACTTATGAATATCCAAAAGATACTGTAAGATTTATAAGTGATAGTGAATATACAATAAATTCCGACACATTAAAAAGAAAATATGTATTATCACCTGTTATGGGGTCAACAAATTATAGTTTGAGTTTGTATTTCTTTGAACCATTTGGTGGTAGTTTATATGGAGGTCAAATTGGTGCATATTCAATACAAAGTGGTCAATTGTCAAATGTAGAATTTGATGATTTGCAAGATGATTCAAAATATGTTACTGCATGGTTTGTTAAACTGTGAATTACCACTTAATTTTATTCTTTCTAATTTTAATAAAACTCCATCCAGTAAGTTCCATTAATAAATCATATTTTAATAATTTAGCATAAGGATCTTCAATGACACCAGTAAAAACAAGAGATTTGTTCCATCGGCTTTTGGCAGATTTTTCTATCTTCTTATAAAGTCTTATTGCATCTTCTTTTGTTTTACATAATACTATTACCAATTCACTGTCTGAAAATTTTACTACTTTATTATTTATTACGTAAACTTCAAAAAAATCGTTCTTTGACAACCTGTTCCTTAAAAAGATTTCTTCAATTTCTTCATACTTTAATCTTTTATAATCTTTACCACTATTGATATATACAGTAAAAACTTCTTCTACTTTCCATAATGCTCTATCAACCACAAGCATTCCGCCTACTAAATCTTCTTTAACTAATCTTCCCAATTCATCTCTTACAATTCTTGGTTCATCACCTTCATCTAAATACCTTTTTAATATTGCGATTTCATATTTTACTGGTTTTATTTTATATTTAACTCTAACATATTGTTTTTCAAATTTTACATCATTGTTTTCAGCAATCATTGAATTAAAGTTGATATATGCTGAATCCAACTTATGAAAAAACCTTATTTTTTTTAATATTTTTGAGTTTCGTAATAAGTATAGACCATATTTTGCTATGTTTCTAGCCATTTTTTTTAAAAAAAATTTTTTTATTATGAAAAAAATTATATATTTGCATTCAATAATAAATAATAAACTTTAAAAATTAGTTGTTATGAAGAACTACAGAGAACCACAAGAAGAAACAAGAAAAATTATTGAAGAAGTATTTTCAAAGACTGATTTGGATAGAATTATATTTTTGGATATTTTATGTGATGATAATCAAAAAGATCTCTTTAGATTATATAAGACGAATGAAATAACCAGATATTTGACAAAAAAAGATTTAATTATTGTGGTTAATGAAAAGGCATTTGATATGTTACCAGAGGATATTAAACTTCTCAAATGTGAAGAAGTGTTTTCTTCAGTATATTGGGATTTTGAAAAAAGTGTGTTAAAAATAAATAAAGGTGATGTTAATACATTTAGTTTATTCTTAAAAAAATATGGTTATGATACATTTGAAAGAATGGAGGAATCTATAAAATCTGTATTTGACACCCTTAAAAATAAAGAAGAATAAAATTTATTGTTTATGGGAATGATTAAATTTGAAATTAAAGATATTCATTTATCTTTATTCAAATACATTGATTTAAAAAATTATTATAAGTTTATTTTAAAGTTTGATGATGAAATAATTTTTGATAATGATGATAAGGATTTAGTGGAATTGATAAATGAGTTTGGTTTGGTAATTTATGGGAAAGAAGGTGGGTTTATGAATTATAATGAAGAGCAAATTGAGAATATAAAAGAACATATAAAAGATTTTGAAAAAGTAATACAAATATTTCAATGTAATTCCAATATTGAGACAGGAAATTATGTTACAAGAACTTTTAACATTGATTGGATAAAAAAATAATCACTATGGACAGTAAAATACTAACTAATTTATTAAATGTTAATAAATCATGTGATTTAACTTCAAAAGAATGGGATAGTGAATATGTTGAATATGTTGAAAATTATGGTCCCGCATTAACTTCAAAAGGGATTAAATATTGTGCTGAATTATATTTAAATGACAACTTATCAATAGATGATAAAATAACTAAAATAGTAAAAGAATTTAATGTTCCACCAAGTATAGCCATTTATCTATATCCGATAAATGTTAATGTGAATGGATATAAAGACAATGTTTATTTTAATAAAATAAAGAAGTTATACGGAATTTCAGATAAAGATATATATAAAATTTATGAAATTTTTAAAAAAGAAAAAAGTATTGTTGAAATTGTAAGAAAAGTTTTGAATTTCACTGATTTAAGTGAAATAGAAATAATATCAATATATAATTTTTATAAATATAAATTATCTGATGATGGTAAAAGATATTATTTATCTACACGGTATCATTTTATAAAATTATCAAACTTATTTTTAAATTTTAGTGGTAGAAGTAATATATATAGGAAATTCTTTTTATCAAGTGATTATTATAATTTTTATTATAAAAAATTTTTAGATTTATATTTGTCTGATTATGATTTTATTAAACATTTATATAGTAATTTAAAGAGTGGTAATTTATTTTATAATTCAGAAAAATATAAAGTTAATTATGATGGTGCTAAAGTTTTATTGAATATATACAGAAGTAAATTAGAGAAAAAAGAAAAAATAAATTTAATTAAAGAAATATTTGATGTGAATAGTAAGATTGGGAATGATTTAATTCCCAATTTTATTATTAATAATAAAGTTTATATAACATTATATTCAGGTATAAAAAATTATTTGGGATTATCTGAAACAGATTTTAATAGGGTGTTGGATATATTAAATGGGGAATATTCTTTTGATGATAAAATCAATAAAATATCAAAAATAGTAAATCTTGATTATGATATTATCTTTAATTGGTGTTTGGCTAAAAATGAAATGTTATTTGTAAATAATATTATTTTAAAAGAATTAAATAAAATAAAATATGAAAATTTAAGAAAATTAAAATTTTGTTTTATAGACATTAAAAAAGAAATTACTTTAAATGAAAATATAAGTGATATTGAAAGTGAAATAAAAAAATTAAAAAAGGTAAAATATATAGGTTATGATAGTTTGGGTATATATGAGTATAAAAAGTTATTTGATTTTAAGATAAAAGAAAAGTATTCACATAACATTATATATTTAATATCCAAATTTTTTAATATAGATGAAAATGAAAGTAAAAAGTTAGAACCTGTTTATGTTTTTAACATTAAAAATGATAATTTATCAGAAAAAATATCTAAATTATATAAAATAGATGAATCTATTTCTAATAAAATAATCAGAATAATTGGTAATAAAAAATATGGTTTAGATAATAAGATAAACTCTATAATAAAATTAACTAAAGTAAATTATTTTACAGTTAAGTTTTGGTGTCTTAGATATTATAAATGTTTTTTATTAACAAATTATGATATTGAAAATATAATAAAAACCATAAAAGAAAATGAGTTAAATTATAAAACAGCTATAAAATATGTGATGTTGTATTATATGGTATCTTATAACTTTGTGAAGAAAAATTTAAAAGATACGATATTAGAACATTCTAAAGGTGAAGGGGGTGTTGATTATAAAAAATTAAATAAATTGATTTATGTGGGTTTTGATGATATAAAAAGAACAGATAATGAAAACAATTTAGATGAAAAAAATGATGATAATAATAAATATGAAACTGGTAGAAATAGTTTATTTAGTTTTTTGGGTGATAAATTAAATGGATTTTTTAATATATTTGCAAAAAAGAATAAAAAAAGTAATATGGGAAAAAATAAAATTAAAGAAACTAACGACATAAATAGTGATGAAAAATTAAATAAAGAAAAAGATAAGGAAAATGAAGTAAATGAATATGAAATTGCAAAGGAGAGAGAATTTGATAAGAATAAAAAATATTTTTTAATAACATGGGCGCAGAATAATACAAAAGTTCATAGACAGTTTTTCTATAATTTGAAAAAATATGCCGAATATCTGAATGCAGATATACATGTTATTGCTGGAAGATATAAAAATCCAAATTCATTATCCGCATATAAAAAAATAGATGAAAAATGGTCAAAAATTGTTAGTCCATACTTGGATGCCAATAGACATAAATTACATAAAAACATATGGATTATGTCCGATATAAAGATACAACCAACCGCAATAAACCCAATGAGCGGTATGGAAGCATTGTCTAGAAATAATTCTTGTATATTTGGGCATCCAAAAGTACATTTTCAAGTTATCCCAACAATAAATTCTGAAAATCCAAAAGTTATATTAACTACTGGTGCTTGCACTATTAAAAATTATACGGATTCAAAAGCGGGTAAAAAGGGTGAATTTAATCATCAACTTGGATTTTGTATTTTGGAAATACATGATGAAGAAACTTTTTATGTTAGACAAGTTACTGCTGATGAGAATGGTGATTTTATTGATTTAAATAAAAAAGTATATTTTAAAGGAAATATTATAAAGAAGAAAGTTAATGATGAATCATATTATGAGAGTTTTTTTGAGGATGATGATTATGAGTTTAACGGAGAATTTGTTGTAGAAACTATTAAGGAGGTTGAATGTTGTGTCATGGGAGATATTCATTGTGGGAAAGAAGATAAGAAGGTTGTCAATGAAACTTTTAATATGTTTAAAAAATTAAAGCCAAATACAGTTGTTTTACACGATATATTTGATGGATATTCAATATCTCATCATGACGCAAAAGATCCGTTTATTCAATATTCAAATGAATTTCATAATAAAAATTCTTTGAAAGATGAATTGGATTATATGTTAAAATTTTTAGATAAATTTAAAAAAATAAAAAATGTGGTTATTGTTAGAAGTAATCATGATGATTTCTTAGACAGATGGTTAAAAAATAGTGATTGGAAAAAACAACCAACACCCAAAAATTATAAATTATATATGGAAATGAGTAAAATTTTAATGGAACAATATGAAAAAAATCCAAATTATGTTAAGGGTGTTATTCCTGAAATAATAAATAATAAATATCCAAATTATATAACATTAGCACGTGATGATTCATTTAAAATAAAAGGATGGGAACTTGGGATGCATGGGGACAAGGGGATAAATGGTGCTAGACCAAATGTAAATTCTTTTAGAAAACTAAATACACGGCTTATTGTTGGTCATTCACATTCACCAGAGAGAAAAGATGGGGTTATTGTTGTCGGGACTTCAACAAAGAAAAAACTTGGGTATAATGTTGGTCCTAGTTCTTGGGCTAATGCTCATGCAATAATACACCCTAACGGTAAAGCTCAATTAATATTATTCTTTACAGATTTAAACAATAAAATAGGATTTTCTGACATATTGTAGAAATGTTATGGGAGTCGTATTATTTAATTAAATTCATTTATAACACATAAAAAAATATAACAATGAAAAAAAATAAACTAACAATTCATGAATACGAAAGATTTTATAAGATTATCATGAATAGACTTGAACAGTTAAGAAACAAAACTAAAGAATATGGTAAAGAAAATGATATATTTGATAATTTTAATAGAGCTTCATCCATTTTAAATATGCCACCAGAAGATGTTATTGTTTGTTATAAAACAAAACATACGGTATCAATTGATAAAATTAAAGAAGAATTATTAAATGGCGAAAAATTTGATAATGATTTTATTTTAGAGAAAGTTTGTGATTCAGTAATGTATGAAATATTACTAGGAATATCATTATTAAATCGTAATAATGATTAATTTTATGTCTAACCATAAAAATTTATAATATGAGTAATAGAAAAAGATATAAAAGTTGCGTTGTATTATTGGAGAGAATATTAAATCCAAGTGAAGGCGCTGTAAAAAATTATTTTAAAGATGTCAGAGACCAAAAGACATTAACAAGGGAAGAAGAAATTGATCTAATAAGAAAATATAAAGAAGAGGGGGATATTAAGGCAAGGGATACTGTAATAAATGCCAATTTAAGATTTGTTATTTCTGTTGCAAAAAGTTTGTCAATTTGGGATGTTGATATAATGGATTTAATAAATGAAGGAAATATTGGTTTAATAAATGCAATAGAAACTTTTGATTATAAAACAGGTAATAAATTTATTTCTTATGCCGTATGGCATATAAGAAAGGAAATAATGTCGTTTATAAGGTCTCATAGTTCTTCAATTAGAATACCAGAGAACAAATTATCCAATATTGCAAAAATGAAAAAAGTAATTAATAAACAAGAACAGATTTTGGGCAGAAATGTTTATCCAGATGAAATTGATTTTAAAGATGAGATTGGTGAATATACTGATTTTGAAATTAGATTTTTAGAAAATGAAAATATTGCCAGACCAATTTCATATGATAAAAAAATAAAAAGTGAAGAAGATTCAAATGATTTATTATCTTTATTAAGTTCCAATGATAATTTTGAAAAAAACTTTATTATAAAAAATGATTTAAAGTATATATTATTTAGATTATTGTGTAGATTAGATGAAACTACTAGGAAAATTATTTTATTGTATTTTGGTATAAATGATGAAAACATAAGATATACTTATGAAGAAATAGCCCAAAAATGTAATTTAACAAAAAAAGAAGTTATCACAAAAAAGAATATGGGTATATATACATTAAAAAAATTCGCAAGAATGAAATATAAATCTATTAAAGAAATATATAGTTAATTTTTTGTTTGATTTTTTTCATTAAATTCATAACAGATTATTACTAATGTATTGTTTGATATATCATGTATAAAATTATGAATTACATAATATTTATTTAATTTTCTAATATATATTAATTCACCATAACTTGGTGGTTTTAATAGTTTGTTTGTTTCAAATAGTAATTCCCAATTTTGGTCTATTATTTTAATTCTTTTTTTAAAGAAAAATTGTAATAATTTCATTTAGAAAATTTTTCTGAAGCTATTGTACCTAAACCAGCTAATATTATTGTGATGATACCATCATAAATATATTCATCAATTTTAAAATTAAACATTAAATTCATTAATGTTATAATCGTGATTAAAAACATACCAATTATTGTAACTAATCTTTTGCTGGAAATTTTTTTATCCTTGTCTAATAAGGATTCTACTATTTTATCTTTAATATTTTCAAGTTTCAAAAATCCCATCAACTATAAATATATTAAATAATTGAAAGAAACGATTATTTTTTTTTTGTATTTTTATGATATTGAACATAAATTAATTAAAAAAATATGAAGGCGGGAATGTTAAATCCAAATTTAATTAAAATAATTAGTGAAGAAAATAAGATTGGTATGAAAGAAATAATTATTGAAGAAATAAATAAATTATTTAAATCAAGTTGATAAAATATCAAATCTAATAATTAGCAAAATATTAAATATTAACCCAATTAAAAAAAATATTGTTCTATTCACAGGTGTCATATATTTAGTTAATATTGCAGTTGATGTAGTGCTTTGATCAAACCACTTTTTATCATATATTGGTTTTTTCTTTCCTAATTTTTTATCAATTAAATTTCTATAATAATAAATTATACCATTATGTATGAAACTAAACATAAGCATATATGATACTGGTATTATAAACAACATAATTCCTTCATAATAATAATAGAAATTTAATAATGTTAATGATACAATAAATATCATTCTTTGAACTGAAAATAATGGGTGTAATTCTATTGAGGATAATTTATCTTTTTTATTATAATTTGCTTTATAAAACCATAAAAAAGATTCTCTATAACCTTCTAAAAAAGAAAATAACATAAATAATATTAATGTTAATAAAATCATTTTTTCTTTTTAGATTTATAGTCTCTTATAGGATTTATTATTAGTCCATATATTATCATAATAAAAGAGAATCCAACAATATAAAGTGTTGGTATAATAGCAACATATAATGCCCAATCATTATAACCTTCTGAAAAATTATATAATAATTTATGAATGGTAAGAAATAATATTGCTAATATAAATGATGATAACAATCTACCAATATTGGACATATATAAAAATTTAATTTTATCAGAGATGTTTTTTTTAGTTTTAGCCATAATAAAATATTATTAATATATTATTAATTTGAGAAATGGTTTCTCATATTATATCAATTATTTTATTACACCAAATATTGGTGATTAAAATTTTTATGAAATAAATATGAAAAAATATATTTTATTTTTACATTTCTTCTCCAGTCAAGAAATCATCCATTCTTTTGTCAATATTAACCTCTTCTGCTGCTTCTTCTATGTTTTCTTCTTTTTCTACAGCTTCTTCATTTTTTTCAGCTAAACAATCTGGACAATCGCTTATTTTAAAATTTTCTAATGGATTAGCTTGTTCTTCTGTTAATATTCTTTTAACAACATTTTCTACAATAAGTTCTAATGTAGCTAAATTAATTTTTTTTACTTTCATTTTTTTAGTTTTATTAAAATGTTATACTTTAAATTTTACCAGGTCCTAGATATACATATTTAAAATGTGGATTTTTCCATACTTTACCACCAGCTGCTATTTTAGCAATTCTATCTAAAATTAGTAATTTATGGTTAATATCATATTTATTTGCTGACGGTTTTCTTTTAGGTAAATACTTGTAAACAGTTTCTTTATCAATTTCTTTCCACCCATCATCTTCTAAAACAGAATATGAAGATTTGGCATCTTTTGCATTTATTGGCATATATAATCCACTTTTTCCAGCCAATATCAAATCATAACCAGTAAATTTTTGAAATTCGCCTTTTCTTTTTTCAGGTACAAAACTTTCATCGCCACTTTTTCTTCTAACAGCTTCAGTATATGTTTCACCAAAATTAAATAAGAAAAGATTATTTTTAAACAATTTTCCATATAACGGATTTGGAACTTTTTCACCATTTTCATCAACAATAAATTTGTTTAATCTTACTGGTGAAGTATAATATACATAAGCAAATGTGTTTTTTGAAGGTTCGTCTTTAAACAAATCAAAAAAATCAATTATTTCTTTTGATACTTTTTCAGCTTCATTTTTGGGTTTATCTTCTGATACCCCTTCAGCATTACCATTTTCATCTTCTTGAATGATAATGGCATTTTTAAGTATCTCTTCCATAAATAATTTATAATCTTCCATTTTTATAATTTTTTATTTTAAAATATAATAATTGGTTATCTATACTATAAATATAAAATTAAAAAAAAACCGCCATAAAAGGCGGTTAAAAAATGGTATTAAATTTTAAATCTATGTTGATTTTGAAGATTTTAATGAATCAATTTTTTCTTTAATCTCAGCAGCTTTCCTATAATCTTCCCTAGACACAGCTTCATTAAGTTCCTTTTCAAGCATTTGTATTTTGTTTTTTTCAATAAATTCATTTTTAAATGTTTTAAGTTCTTCAATAATATTATCAATTGTTTCTTCATTTAATTCACCATTAAATTTAATTACCAATTTTTTTTCTGTTTTGTTTTCTATGTTAAATGGTGAAATATTAAAAAAAGGATCATTAAAAAAATTTAAGAAAGGATTGAATGTTGAAAAATGCTCATTTAAAATTAAAATTTCTGGTTTTTTTCTTTCCATAGGCAAACATTTTTTTTTATGTTATTATTTTTAATAAAACATTAATCAATAATTGTGCAATAATATATAATAAGAAAAATTGTCAATAATTTAACAGTCAAATTTACAGATTATGATAAAAGTATTAGTTGTTCCAAGTGATAAAGCGGGTGTTGGTTATCATCGTTCAATATCTGGTCATGTATATCTTAATAAAAAATATGGGGATTTATTTAAGGTGGACATAACATATGATTTTAATATAAACAATATTGATTTTATAAAACAATATGATATAATACATTATCATAGAACATTAGGTTCTTATGAAGATATGGAAAACACGCTTAAAACCCTTGATGATTTGGGAATAGTAACAATAATGGATATTGATGATTACTGGGAGCCTAGTAAGGAACATCCTGCATATCATTCTATAAAAATGAATAATATTGATAAAAAGATATTAAATAATATAAAAATTGCAAGAAATGTAACAACCACAACTGATATTTTCAAAGAAGAAATTGAAAAATATAATAAAAATGTTTTTGTTATTCCAAATGCAGTAGATGATGAAGAAAAGCAATTTATCAGCAATCCAGTTGAGAGTGATAAAATAAGAATTGGTTGGCTTGGTGGTTCTTGTTATGATGAAGACACTGAAGTATTGACAAATTATGGTTGGATGAAATTCAAAGACCTTATGGGTCATGAAAAGGTGGCTACATTGGATAAAGAAAGTGGAAATATTGAATATCAAACACCAGTAAGATTTATTAAGGAAGATTATAATGGTGTTCTTAATGTAGGAAGGAATAATTATATTGATTACAGGGTTACACCAAACCATAATATGTTTGTTTGTTTAAGAGGTGAAAAAGAATTTAAATTAATTGAATCTGAAAAAGTTCATAAGAAAAGTTTAAGGTTTAAAACTACTGGGAATTGGGAAGGTGATGAATATGAAAAATTTCCATTTTTAACTTTTGGTGATAGGAATGAAAAATTTGAAATGGATGATATGATGATATTATACGGTTTCTTTTTATGGTGTGGTGAATTTAAAAAAATAAATGATGATAAGTGTATTAAGTTTGAAGATAAAACAAATCATATTCATTTAAAAAGAATTATAAAAAAATATTTTGATTCTGATATACCAGTTATTTTTGAACCCAAAGTAGTTAGATTTTTTGAAGAGATAAATAATAAAAATAAAAGAATACCAAGAGATTTCTTAAATATTTTTTCTAAAAAACATTTGGAAAAAATATTATATGGTTATAAAATTGCTTGTGGTGATGTTATTAAAGATGTAGATAATTTATATACAAAGGAATCAAGGTTAGCTGATGATTTTCAAGAATTGTTATTTAAATTAGGTGAACATACCATAAAATCCAAAAAGAAAGAGAAAATTGATGGTTTATTATATTATAAACTTATAAGTGTAAAAAATGATAAAGATTATGTAACTTTAAAACCATCCCAACAAAAAGAGGTTGAATATAACGGAAAAATATATTGTGTTGAAGTTCCAAACCACATTCTTTATGTGAGGAGAAATGGAAAACCTTATTGGTGTGGTAATAGTCATTTAAAAGATTTGGAAATACTTAATGGTGTTGTATCAAAATTTAGAAAAGAAGGATTGTTAGATAAAGTTCAGTTTGTTTTATGCGGTTTCGATACAAGAGGATATATTACATTTCTTGATAAAAAAACTGGTAAACAACATAAGAGAAAAATAAAACCTGAAGAAAGTGTTTGGTATAAATATGAAAAAATATTTACAGATAATTATTCAACAGTTTCAGATAGATATAAAAAGTTTTTAATGGAGTTTAAGAATGAAGAATATGATGATGTTGATAATGAACCTTATAGAAGAGTTTGGACAAAACCAATAACAAGATATGCAGAAAATTATAATTTATTTGATATTTCATTAGCTCCGCTTGTGGAAAACAAATTTAATAAAATGAAATCTCAATTAAAGGTTATTGAAGCTGGTGTACACAAAAAGGCTTTAGTTGCACAAAATTTTGGACCATATACTATTGATATTATCAATGGTTTTGTAAAATCCAATAATAAAAAAATGCAATCATATTATTCAGATGAGGGAAATGGTATTTTAATTGATACTAGTAAAAATCATAAGGATTGGTTTAGACATCTTAAATATTTGGTGGAGAATAAAGATTATATAAATATACTTGGAGAAAATCTTTATAAGACAGTTAAAGGTAAATATACATTGGATTCTGTTACAGATATTAGAAAAGATTATTATATTAAATTGTATGAAAAAAATAAAAAATGAATTATTTTTTATGGTATTTTTGAAAATAAAAAATGTTGACAGAACAAGAGATTAAATTAGAATCTGAAAAGTATTTTAAGAATGGAATAAAATATGGGGCATTAACGGAAGATTTGATAAATGACTTTGGAATTAAATTAATGAAAAGCCCCCTTTTTTCTACAGCTGATCAACCCTGTTCATATGAGGGTGGTTTAATATTATTTTTAAATAAAACAGCTGAATATTCTTATAGATGTGGTAAAATGTTGGATATTGGTGATGATAATTTAAATTCATTAGCTAAAGTATCATTATTGCATTATATTGGGAGATGTTTTTTCTTTAAAAAAGTTAATAATGAATGGAAATTAAATAAAGGGATATTATATGAATATAATGATAATTTAATGGCATTAACAACTATCAATTATACAATAAATTTATGCTTAAAATATGGGATAAAATTGAATGATTATGAATATGAAGCAATTGTTAATGTAGATAAAGAATCTTATCAGGACAAATTTTATGGTGGTATCATATCAAGACTTCTTAAAATTGGAAGAGAAATGGCTATAACCAAACTTAAAATGGATGGTAAATGAAAAAAATTAAATCACTAATAACGGCTTTTTTTATGGGTATTAAAAAGATAGAAGATAAAATAACTTCAAACAATGATTCTGATGTATTATATAGAGAAGATATAAATGCGAACAGACTATCAGATGCTTTGCTCAGAGGTGAATTAACTGAAGAGGTTAAAAAATTAAGATGGAGAATATATAAAATATTATCTTATTATGATGAAAAAGATTTTGTAATAAAGGGTTATGATGAAAATGACATCCCTATAATTGAAGCTAAAAAGAAAACTGTTAATATTAAGAAATTAAACATATACAAAGATGATAACGATATAGAAATGATAATTAAAAATGTAAATTATTATTCAGGGGTTTCAGATGCTTCAGGGAATGAAAAATTAGATTTAATTGGGATGGAAAATGAAACAAAGTCAAATACTAAAATAGAAATTGAATATAATTCATTACCCAAGTTCAATTTAGAAGAATATATAGAAAAAATGGTGGTTAAGAAAAAGGGTGAATCTTATATAAATGAATTATATGTTAATAAGTATGAAAAATGTGAATATAGGAGGCGTGATAAATTATTTTTATCTGAAATTAAGAAAATTAAAGATAATAATTTTAAAAGTAGTATAACTGATATTAAAAAAATAAAATTTATTTCAGATTTTTCAGATTTAAAAGTTAAATTATTACATGAATTTGAATTTGATATTATAAAGTTAATTGATGTAATAGAATATGATTATTGGTATATAATTAGACTTGAATCAAAAGAAGGGGAAATATTTAATAGAGCTATATATGAAGATTACATAAATAAAGAATTAGAGGAAAAATATAAATTAAAGGCTAGAAAAAAATAATATTATTTTTCATCTTCTTTATTTTTCTTTTTTACTATTTTAAAACCCAATACAACTAACCATTTGTTTAACAACAAAACCAAGTCATCTAAAAAGACTTGTACCACAATGAATGAATATATTATATATATCAATTGTTGATAATATCTTATTGGATCAGCAAACAAAATCGGGATATATCTTATTATTTCCAATATTGCTAATACAGTTCCTATTAACCAAACACCTTTTGTTCTCCCTTTTTTCCTAACAGGTGAAAAGAACCAATTAATCCAATTAAAATTTTCTGAAAAATATAATCCATACGAAACCAATATCACAATTAACATATATTCATAATCTAAATTTTTGATAAATTCAGTTATTGTTTGTGATATTAGTTCAGTTCCTAATTCTTTCATTATGAATTTTAATGTTTGATATTAATAGCTTCTAATATTAAATATTTAACAAAATTCAATTACATATTTGTTATTATATTTATTTTTAATTTAAGTTTTAAGAATAAATAAAAAGATTTATTTATGGTAAGATTAGGAATATCATTAAATGACGTAATGAGAGATTTTATTGGTCAATTGGAATATGTATATATGAAATATTATGACAATGATTTTGAAATTGATTATGATACTATAGTTGATTTTGATAACTTACATAAATATTTTAATTTTAAAACAAAAAAAGAATTTTATAAATTTATTTATGAGGATGCACCATTGGAAGTTTTTGGTCATGCATCTCAAAAACACGATAATTTATTTAATGATTTTAATAATTTTATATTGGATATTGAAGATTTTGAAGAACCATTGGACGTAATTGTTGTTAGTAGAGAATTTTCCACATCAATACCATCAACATATTTTTTTCTATCAAAAGTTTTATGTAAATCAAATAAAGTAATTTTCTATAAAGAATATGAAGATGTTTGGAAACATGTTGATATATTGATTACAGCAAATCCAATAGAGATTAGTAATAAACCAATAGATAAGGTAGTAATTAAATCATTAATGCCATATAATAAAAATATTATTGCGGATTATACATTAGAAGATGTTAGAGAATTTTTTAATGATTATAAATTTAGAAATAAAATAATAGAAGAAAAAAAATTATTATCATGATCAAATCAGGAAATTATTCATTTTATTTTGATTTAGAAAGAATGAATGAAGTAATTCATAACAGAGAAGATTTAAAAGCTGGATGTATTGAAGATGTTACTGAATATATTAAATATGATTCAGAAGGAAAGGTATTAAATAAAACAATAATTAAAAAGAAAAAACATAAAGAAGAATTATATGATGGTCCATTATATGAAATGATTTCAAATATGATATTTGCTTTAATGGGAATGGACTATGATGATGATACTATAAATATAGATTTTGAAAATATGAGTTTTAATAATAAACTAATTTTTAACACATTGTTAAATTTAGGAATAATAAAATATAAATAAACATAACTTAAAATAAAACTTTTAAAATATGAGCGAATTAGAAAAAAAGATTTCTGATGTAGAAAATTCAATTGAAAAATTGAAAAATAATGAATTTAATTTTCATTTTATTACTATAGACAGTAAAGGAGTACCAAATGATTATGTGGAAAACATTTATGACCATGTTAAAACATTAACAGAAATGGGTCATAATGCAAATATATTATATGAAAAAGAAGATTATGTTGATGCTTCTGAATGGCTTGGAGAGGAATATAAAGATTTGAAAAAATTAGTTATAGAAGGAAGTGATTTAAAAGTATCAATGCATGATTTTATTGTAGTACCAGAAGCATTTCCAAATATTATGAAACAATTAAAAAATCTACCAAGCAAAAAGATTGTATTATGTCAAAATTATGATTATATTCTTGACACATTGCCTTTTACTTCAAGATGGGTTGATTATGGATTTGTTGAAGCAATTGTAACATCTAATTGGCTTGGTGAAATCACCTCAACATTATTTCCAAACGAATCCTTAAATATCATACCATTTGGCATTGACACTAAATTATTTAATAAACCGAATAAAAAGAAAGATTGTAAGATTGCAATATATACAAATGATAGTGGATTAAGTGCTAGGATAATCAAAGCATTTTATTTAAAATATCCAATGTATAAATGGTTAACTTTTGTTGATTGTAAATCATTAACACCTCAAAAATTATCTGAAGAGTTGAAATCTTGTTGTTTATCTGTTTGGATTGATCCAAATACAACCAACTCAACATTTCCGTTAAAATCAATAGAGTGTGATACTCCAGTTATTGGAAAAATACCTGAAATTATTCCAGATTGGATGAAAAATGTAAACGAAGAAAATGGTTCATTTACCATTGAAGATAATGGTTTGTGGATTAATAGTACAATAGCCATTCCTGATATTATTGCACAATATATGAAAAATTGGTTTGAGGATAATAAATATGAAGTTCTCAATGAAAAAATGGAAGAATTGAGAGGAAAATATACAAAGGATAAACAAAAAGAAGCTATTCAAACTGTATATAAATCATTAATTGAAAAAAGATTATCAGAATTAAATAATGTTTTAAATAATTTAAAAGAATTACAATCTAAAAATTTAGTGTCAGATGAAGAAAAATAAAACAGATATTACAGTATTGATTCCAATTCATGAATTGGATGAGAGTACACAATCACTATTTGAAAAAGCAATTAAAAGTGTTGAAAATCAAGAAATGTTGCCGCAAAAGGTAATGATTATTGTCCCCAAAGGAAGTTATGTGATAGATTTACTTAAAAAAATGGATTATGGGGATATTAAAGATATTGTAGAAATTGTTGAAAATGATAGTGGTGATACTTCATTTCAGGCACAAATAAATTATGGTGCTAATAAAGTTGAAACAAAGTATTTCACAATATTGGAATTTGATGATGAAATGGGTTCTATTTGGTTGAGAAATGCCCATGAATATATTGAAGAAAAAGGAAATGAAGTTGATGTATTCCTACCAATAGTAATTGATACGGATAAAAATAATGTATTTGCTGGATTTACAAATGAAGCTGTTTGGGTATATGGTTTTAGTGAAAGAATGGGATATTTAGATAGTGAAGCATTGGATAATTATAATAGTTTTTCTATTGATGGGATGGTAATTAAAACAGAGGTTTTTAATGAAGTTGGTGGATTGAAAACAAAAATAAAAATATATTTTATATATGAATTTTTATTGAGGCTGGCTTATCTAGGTCATAATATTTTTGTAATACCAAAATTTGGTTATAAACATACAAACGAAAGGGAAAACTCATTATTTTACAATTATAAAAAGGAAATTAGACCAGATGAGGCAAAGTGGTGGCAATCGGTTGCAAAAAGAGAATATATGTTTAAAGAAGATAGAGACATTCCTATTTTGGAGAAAGTTGATGATTCTGAATAGTTAAGTTATTATAAATAAATAATATTAAGTTATTTGGTGGGATTCATTAACCCAATAAAATCCCACCAAATTAATTTTAATATAGAAAATTATATCCAATATGTTATGTTTAATAAAATGAACAATATTTTTTATGAATGGGAAAGAAAACAAATAAAAACTATTTTGGCAAAGAAGAAGAGGAAGCTGTAGTTAGATTTATTTCTACAGACGATCCGATAGAAAGGGATAAAATTTACAGGGAATATCTTGAAAAACCATTAAATAGAATGGTTGATTCTATTATCAAAAGATATAAATTGATAAGAAAACATATTGATTATAGTGAATTGCATGCAGACACATTATCTTATTTATTAACAAAAACAGACAAATTCAAACCCAGCAAAAATAAAAAGGCATATTCTTATTATGGAACAATATGCAAAAATTATCTTATTGCATCATTATTAAATGATAATAAAAGATTAAAAACATTTCTTGAATTTGATCCCCATAAAACACAGATTGATAAACGTGATGATTTGGTTTATTATATAGATAATGAAGATTTTGACACATCAAAATTATTTAGCAATATAATTGAAGAAATTAGTAATATATTAGAGAACGGAGCTTATGAAAATAAAAAATTAAATGATAATGAAATAAAAGTTGGAAAATCTCTTATTGAAATTTTTACAAATTGGGAATTGATTTTTGGTAACTTTGGCAAAAGTCCAAAATATAATAAAAATTTTGTTTTAAATGTGATTAGAGAATATACAAATTTAAGCACAAAAGAGATTAGAGATTCAATGAAGAAATATAAGATAGTATATAATATTATAAAAAACAATCAATTAAATTCTGATTAAATGGAACAATATCATAAATTGATAAGATATGTATTGGATAATGGAAAGGAAAAATCAAATAGGACTGGCATAAATACAATTAGTGCATTTGGTTATCAAATGAGATTTAATTTATCAGATGGTTTTCCAATTGTTACAACAAAGAAAATACATTTTAAATCAGTTGTTCATGAATTATTATGGTTTTTAAAAGGTGATACAAATATAAAATATTTAAATAAAAACGGGGTTACAATTTGGGATGAATGGGCAAATGAGAACGGTGATTTAGGTCCGATATATGGTTATCAATGGAGGAATTGGAATGGGGAAGGTATTGATCAAATAAGTAATGTAATTAAAGAAATTAAAGAAAATCCAAATAGCAGAAGGTTAATTGTAACCGCATGGAATCCATCGGTTTTGCCAGATGATAAAAAAAGTTTTTCAGAGAATGTTACAAATGGTAAAGCAGCATTACCGCCATGTCATTCATTTTTTCAATTTTATGTGCAAGACAATAAATTAAGTTGTCAATTATATCAAAGAAGTGCTGATGTGTTTCTTGGTGTTCCATTCAATATTTCATCATATTCTTTATTATTGCATATGGTAGCACATGTTTGTTCATTAGAACCTGGTGAATTTATACATACATTTGGAGATGTTCATATATATAAAAATCATTTAAGTCAAATTGAAGAATTATTATCAAGAGATTTTAAAGAATTACCTAAATTAGAGTTAAATAAGGATATAAAAAACATATTTGATTTTAAATATGAAGATATTAAATTGATAAATTATCAATATCATCCGCCAATTAAAGCTAATGTAGCCATATAATTTTAAAATTAAACTATTTATATATGTGGAATATTAATACATATAAAAATTTTACATTATGGCTACAAGAAGAACATTAAAAATAAGATTAACTAACAAAAAAAGTGTTGAAACATTATTACAAGAAGTATATAATGACGCATGCTTACAAGTAATTGATGTTAACAATACTATAAATGAACTAAAAAAAACATTTGAACCCGAAGATATAAATGAATTAGCTTTAATTACAAAAGAAAAATCAACATTATTGAAGGTAAAAGATTCGGCAATAAAAATAAAATTGGATGTGGGTAGATTATTATCAGATATTATGAAAAAAGGTGGGGATATTGAAGAAGTTAATGAAATGAGAAAAGCTGAAGGGTTACCAACTCTTGATGAATATGGGAAAATTAGAGAGATGTTAAAAGAAATGAAAAAATAAAATATGTATCATGTCATTAAAAGATACGAAAGAAGAAGTATTTGGAAAGATAGCTGCATTAAGGGTATCAAACGAGGGATTCCCGTCCATAAATTTAAAAAATTCATTTGATTCAATAAATGAATCAGCCAATCCAATTGATTTTATAATTGATGTTTTAAAATCTGTAAAAGGTTCAAGTGGTGATATAAAAAGCACTTTAATAGATATATTAACATTTAAGATTGATGATATTGAAAAAACCATTAAAGAAAATTTAAAACTTAAAATAAGAGAATATGGTTTATGCGGAATATCACCATCAATACCAGATTATATAAAACATCATACCATAGTTCCTCAATCAACAGGGGTTGATTTAGAGTTAGATAAATTAGATTTCTTTAAATTGTTTTTTATAAATCCTACAAGTGATAATGGTAAGTTGTTATATTTTGACAACAATTCATCAACAAATAGTGAGGATTTGAATGTGGTTTTATTTGAAACGGTTCAAAACGATAATGTTGAGGTTAATTGGGGTTCTCAAACAACAGACAATGATATTTTTTCATTTGTGTTTAAATCATCCACCACAAATGGCAATAATATATTAAATGTTAAAGTAAGTCAATTTTATAGTGATCCTTCAAATAATAAAACATTTGTTGATTTAATATCTGATTATATTGATTCAATTAAATTATTTAATACCACAAATATAATTACTGGTGTGTTTGACAGTTTATTTGGAACAATATCATCAGCAATTGATAAATCAATTTCATTATTGGAAAAGGAAACAGAATTTGAAATAATTATTGAAAGGATAATAAACAGCATTGATGAGGAAGAGATTGATGATTCTTATTTTTCATTTTCAAATGATTTGGGATATATAAATGAAATTGCAACTAATAAAAGGAAGGGTATTACTAAATTTTTAACATGTACAGAAGAAGAGAAAAGTGTTGTGAATGATAAAATAATTGAAATGAATGATGGGATATTAAACTCATCAAGCAAAGTTGAAGTTAAAGAAGTATTAAAAAACACGTTTGATAGCGTTGTTAGTGATTTTAGCACAAATGGTGATGTTAATAAAGATGCAAAAGAAGTACATTTTTTTACAGAATTTTTTAAGAAATTATCTTTAATTTTAACAAAGGGCATTTTTACACCGAAAATATATTTTATATTATTATTTGTAAGCAATGTGGTTTTGAATAAACAAAATGAGACACCCATAGAATGGATTAAAAATAATAGGGAGTTAATCAGAAATATTTTAAAAGAAATACGAGAATACATTATTGATATTATATTAAAAGAGATATTAAAAGAATTGAAAAAATTGATTGTGAAGCATTCATTAAAATTATTGGAAGAAAAGGTTTTAAACAGAAAATTGCAGATGAGCAGTTTGAGTGGGTTGCCCCCAAATGTTTTGAGAGCAATAAAAGATTTAAAATAATATATTATGACAGGAATTGATAAAATTTTAAATGTATTAAAAGGGGCAATGGATATTGTAAATATTCCAATAGAACCATTACCCCCTCCATTGGTATTAACGGGAGCAAACATAAGACCAGGACTGTCAGCAAGGAATATTGCATCAAGAATAATACAAAGACAATCAGAAGCTGGCGCACCACAAGGTGCAGTTTTTTCAGAAGGGGAAAATATATCAGAAAAAATGGAATTAATAAGAATTGAAGAAATATTATATGCATTATTAAATGAAAGCAAAATAGAAATAGCAATACCACCAGCATCTATACAGGTTTCAACAGTCGGTGTCGGAAACTTGGGAATACCAATAATAACAAGTGGAGCTAATACAAATATAGTTCCAGGTGTTGGTGTTATAAGATAAACAATATAGGATTATGAGAGAAATAAAAAACATATCAAATTATGAATTATTTGAAGAAATAAAACATTGTGAGAAAGTTTTTGAAGAAATAAAAAATGAAATTCTCCGTGATTTGGATATTATTGAAGAAATAAAAAAAGATGTTGATAAAATTAATAAGGGTGAAGAAATTGATGAATTAAAAATTAACAAGTTAAATTTTGATTTAAATATAATAGAAGAGGCAATTGAAAACAATCTAATAAGATTAAATAAAATTGAAGAATTATATAATAACCTTATAAAAGAATATAGAAAAAGATTAAACATATAATATGTCATTAAGAAATTATATATTAGGTAAATCAATATATGAAGGAAATACAATAGATAATATTTTTTATTGGGGTGAAGTTGTATCAGTTACAGATCCATATGATGCAAATAGGATAAAAGCAAGAATTAAGGGTATTGATGATAAAAAAAGTGATGAAGAATTACCATTTGCTTTCCCAATGATGCAAAGATTTTTGCATATAGTTCCAAAAGTTGGTGAAACCGTAATTATATTTGTACCTAATAAAAATAATATTGAGGTTGATAGAATGTATATTGGTCCAATAATTTCACAACCACAATTTTTGGAAAAAGATAAACATTTATTTACCTCAAAATCATTGTTAGATAGTGGTTATAAAAACCCAATACAATCTCATAAAAAAAATCCAAAAACAGCAGGCGTTTTTCCAGAAAAGGAACATATAGCACTACAAGGAAGATTAAATACAGATATTTTATTTAAAGAAAATGAAATCTGTATAAGGGTTGGAAAATATATTGAAAATTCTAATAAACAATTTGAATTTAATAAAAAAACACAAGGATATATAAATATAAAACATGATTATGAAATAGATGAAAATACAAAAGGTTCAGTAACAAATATTGTTTCAAATAAAATAAATTTATTAACATATGATGGACATGACAAAAAAGAACTTGCTGATAATAAAGAGCAAATAAAGAAAGAAGTATTGGATGAAATTTTGGAAAAAGCACAACCTCTTGTTTTTGGTTATGAACTTTTGGAATATTTAAAATTAATGAAGGACGCTTTTATAAACCATTTACACAGATACCCTGGATTGCCACCAGAAGATCCGTCAGGTACTGAATATATTGATAAATTTGTTAATTTTGATTTAAATAAATTAATATCTAAAAATATAAGAATAAATTAAATATTTATAAGTATGGTAATAAAAACATATTTTGATAAAGACAACGTCATCGTTTATAATGATGACATCAATACTGGAAGAAATGAAATATTGGAATTGTTTTATGGTGGTGATGGTATAAATTATGATTATAGCAGAGCATTAATTTATTTTGACGAATCAAGAATTAAAAAATTCTATGAAGATGGTTATTTTTGCGATTTATCAAAATTAAAACATACATTAAAGTTATATAATGCCACATTTTTTAACGAATCTTTATTGGGTCAAGAAACGTGTGATGGTAAAAAAAGAGCTTGTTCTTTTGATATGATTGTGTTTAAAATACCTCAAGAATGGGATGAAGGAATTGGTTATGACTATTGTAATAAAACATATATCGGTGATCAAGAATTAATATCTACATGCCCATCAAATTGGTTATATGCAAAAGAAAATGTTTCTTGGAATAATGGAAATGGTGTTTATTCTGGAATACCACAATCTGAAATAATAGCAACACAACATTTTGATTGGGGCAACGAAAATCTTGAAGTTGATATAACGGATTATGTTAATGGAGTTCTAACAGGTGATACAAATTATGGATTGGGAATAGCCTTTTCTTCTGATTTTGAATTAACAATAACCAATGAAAAAAAATATGTTGGCTTTTTCTCAAGACATACAAATACCTTGTTTGAACCATTTGTAGAAACAAGATATGAAAATTATATAACTGATGATAGATATGATTTTTATGCCAATAAAACAAATAAATTATATCTATATGTTAATATCGGTGGACAAATGGTTAAATTAGATAATCCACCAGTTGTTACAGTATATGATAATAATGATAATATTTTTTCTTCAATAACATCAACTTGTGAAAGTAAAGGAATATATTCAATAGAATTAAATGTTCCATATAACAATTCTTATGAAGATTGTCCCACATTTAAAGATGTATGGAGTAATATATTTTTAAATGGAACACCATTAAGTGATGTTGAAATGGAATTTATTGTTAAAAATCCTAATGATTATTATATGCTGTCTAATGAAATCGGTGATGATGTTAGATATGATGTGAAAGTGTATGGTATAGGTTCTAATGAGAGAATTAAACGTGGAGATATTAAAAGGATAAATGTATTGGTCAGAAAACCTTATGATGTAGATGGTAAAATTACAATAGATAATATGTTTTATAGGATTTATGTTAAAGAAGGTAATTCTGAATATACAATAATTGATTGGGATAATGTAAATAGAGCAAGTAATTCAAATTATTTCCTTTTAGACACTAATAGTTTAATTCCTACAACTTATTATTTGGAAATAAAAGTAAATACATTAAATGAAGTATATACAACAACACCAATTAAATTTGAAATTATTGGTAATGCTGAAATGAAAAATTAAAATTATTTAATAAATTAAATGATAAAAAAAAGCGGGAAAAATTCCCGCTTTTTTTATTTGGTGTTTACATTAAATTAACGCAATTCTGCAACGTTAAAGGTAGGTACACCATCAACTCGTACATGTCCATAATAACGGTTGTTAACAACCTTTTTAGCATAACGAGTCATAATACCTTTAACATTTGCAAAGTTAAACGGATTTGACAATGTTTGAGTCAATTGCATAGGTACATAAGGTGCATAAATATAACCAGTATCTAGCAATGAACGACCTTTATGTCCAACAATAACTGACCAAGAAGGTGCATACGGATCTCTATAAACTTGGTAACGTCCTTGGAATGTTCCAATTCTTTCGATACCCATGTTATAAACATCTTGTTCAGGAGAAGCATCGCTTGCATGGAAATATTCAAGGTCATTGAAGATTGCAGACACTTCAGAAGAAACTACAATAAAGTTAGCACCTCCACGCAAAGTTGTTTTATGGATTTGTGCAGACAATTGATTGATTACAGTAATCAAAGTCTGATTCCATTCTTTTTGAGTGTAAGGTGAAGCAGCATTAGATGCTTTTCTCCATCCGTTGTAGTCCCAACGAAGTTGCCAAGCAGCAGCTTTACGCAAGTCTCTTAATACTTCTCTGTCAATTTCAGCAGCAATTTGCTCAGACAAAGTTGCAGTCAATTCTGCTTCAGCATCAATGTTATGGAATGCTGCAACATCTTGTGCTTGTTCAGGAGACCAAGTAGCTCTTAATTTTCTTTCTTCAACAGATACGGTAACAAAATCCAAAGTAAATGAAACTTCACCAATTTCAGTTTCAAATTCAAGAGTACCATATTCTGCCCAGCTTGCAATGAAATCGGCACCAGTCATTCCTGAATGTGCTGAAAAATCAAGACCAATGTAGCCATCATAAGTTTCAGTACCATTAGCTGCAGCAGGATGAGTTAAATCCAATTCAAGATAAATAATTCCATTAGCATCGCAAACATCACCATACTGAACAATTCCTTTTCCATATTTTTGAGTAACAACTCTAAAAGGAATTTCAGCATTAGCTGCAACTACAACATTACCATCAGGGTCAACCAAATCAGTTCCCCCATTTACAACTTTTAGAGAAGCAAGGAAACTTTCAGTATCCATAACATTTCCATCAGGTCCAGTAAGACGACCAGCTCCAGCAGAAGTAAATCCAGATACAGCAATCATTAGATGTCGCAAAGTTCCATCAGTAGCTAAAGGTGCAGTAGAAGCATCAGCTTCAACAGTAAATTCACCACCAGCAGTAATTTTTACAATTGAAACTGCTCCAGTTTGAATAGTGATAGCACCTTTTGAATGATCGAACAATCCATCATTATAGAAGATGTCATAAAGATTTTTCTTTTGGAATTGAGTTAATGAACAACCAGCACCTTCAACAACACAATCAGGCAATTGTCCATCTGCCAATCCTGTATGTGCGCTGTATTGAGGATCAACATGAGGATCACCAGGATCTCCACTTGCATTAACTCTGCTGGAAACAAGAGGTACATAGTAATACAATCTACCGATAGGCATTGTTAATGCTTGAACTGATGCAATGTCGTTTACTAAAAGTTTAGAATAAACTCTTCGCACAATGGGGAATGCAACAGTTTCAAAAGAACCAGAGTTATCAGCCCCAGTGTTTTCTGTAATTAAGGTTTTAGCTTGGTTTTCATATAGAACTGCAATATTTTCTTTGATAGGACCTTTTAATCCATCAAGAATACCAAGAGATGACCATCTATTTAAGATTTCTTCTTTTAATTGTTTTTGTTGGTTATATTGAATATTTCCAACAATTCCACTTTTTAATATACTCATTTTTTTAAATTTTTTTGAGCGTGTTATTAACTAATTTTATTGATTATTTCTTTAATTCTAGAAATACCTAAATCATCTGATTTGTAAGCCGTATTTTCAGCAATGAACTCTTTTCTTTTTTCAGAATAAGGTTCTTTGGAAGCACTGTCAATAGGCTTATTGAATTTTTCATCAATTGATTCAATAATAGGTTTACCCTTTTCTAATTCAGAAATGATTGTTTTATAAAGCATTTTTGATTCTGTGATTGTTTTAGCTTCAGAATCAAATCTTTTCATAATCATTTCTTTTTCACTTTTAGAAGTCGGGTATTTTGTTAAGATTTTAACAACGTGTTGTAGATTTGTATTAAATACAACGTGTTCAACAAGGACTTTTTTAAATTCACCTAGAAGAGTTTTGAATTTTTTGTTTTCCTCTTTTAATTTTTTAAATTCATTTAAAAATTCTTCAGTTAAAAGAGGTTTTTCAGTTTCTTTATTTTCAACCAACTCTTCTTTTCTTTTTGGATGATGATCATCACCACCATATTTAGCACCTTGTCGTCCAGCATAACCACGTGTGCTACCCAGATTTTCTTCAATTTCTTCTTCTGGGGATTCTAACTCTATTTCATAATAGACTTCCTCTTCATCTGATGGTTTATCTGAAGTACCATCACTTTCTTTTTCAAGCTCAACTTGGATTTTTGAGCCACTTTCTTTGTCTTTAAATTCAACTTTTTTGTCAGAGACAACAACCACTTGGTCGTCATCTTTGAGCTTCATATAAACAGACAAAACTTCTTCTGGTGATTTATCAGTCAAGTCAACGATTTCTTGACTTTCTTCACCACTTTCATCTTTTTCGTGGTTTTCACCACCTTCCATTTCAGTATCAACTAAATTTTCTATAGTATTATCAATTTCAGTATTTTCTTCTTGAGATTCTTCACCAGTTTGAGTTTCCTCACCAGTTTCTACTTCTTCACCAGTTTCACCTTTTTCCTCATTTTCTACTTCTTCACCAGCTTCAACTTCTTCTTTGATTTCTTCACCAGTTTCAACTTCTTCCTCATTTTCTACTTCTTCACCAGCTTCAACTTCTTCTTTGATTTCTTCTTGGGGTTCAATTTCCTCAACCTTTTCTTTACCTTCATCCATTATATCAGATATTGATTCGGTTATAATACTTTCAATTTCTTCTTTTGCCACAGTTTTCAATAACTCTTTAGCATTACTTTTTAATGCTTCGGTTAATTGATTTAATTCTAAAATTGATTCCTCAATTATTGATTTTTTTTCTTGAGACATCTTAAAAATGTTTATTTTTGTTATTTAAAAAAAATAATATTAACAAATTATTGGATTTTATATCCACTATATAAATATGTGTTATTTTAAAAAAAATATTATTTTTTTAATTTATTCAAAAAAGAATTTAATTTTTGTTTTATATCATCATTTCCTTTATTTTCATTTTCAACAAACATAGATGCTTCTGTTGTATTGTTAAATAGGAAACTTCCAGGTGAACTTGGTCTATGAACAATATCCCAACAAATCAAATCAAAATCATCAGCTACTTTAACAACACCACTATTATCTCTAACTAAAGTTCCAGCACCTCTTAATGAAATACCTATTGTTACATTATTTCTTAACAAGTTTGCAATTCTATCACCTTCACATGATATGATACCTTGTTCAACAAAAGCAGGAGACATTAAAATTTCAATTTTACCCAAAATTGTGTTTTTATCCCACCAAATATCTCTTATTATATGAGAAACATTTTTATTATGAATTGAAGGTCTTGTCGGATGGTCGCTATTATGTGTCCATAAAATTGAATCATTAAATTTCATTAACCAAGTTCCATTTTCTACGGTAACACAATAAACCATATCATCATAAGGAATTTTTTCAGCTTTTAAAGAACCATCATATAATCTAATACCATTATCTTTTTTTCTAATGGTGATTATTGTTTCATATTCATCTTTTATTTCATCCAACCCAAAAACAAGTTCTTTTTTTACTTTATTTATGGTTAATTGGTAAGAAGATTTTAATGCAATTTCTGTGATAAGAGATAAATAATTTTCATTTATATTTCTATAACTTTGTTCAATATAATTTGAACATACATTTGATATGTTTCCATTACCAACATGCATCCAATCAAAAATTAATTTGAAATGTAAATCACTTAGATTTTTTATACTATCAGGTAATGCTCTTTCTTTTAAAGAACCAAATTTTGCTAATTCAGTAATAAGATTTTCATCACTTATAATAATATTATAGTTATCAGTATCGTAATAATTTAATTTTAATTGATTTAATATTGATTTAATAGGATTTATATTATTTTGGTTATAATTTATAATAATGTTATTATTGTCAATATAACCAGCAGATAAATAAATGCCAACAAATTTAGCCCACAAAAAAGAATTTAATTTTTTATTTCCTATTTTAATAGAATGGGTAATTTTACCTTTCCAATTACCACTTGATTTTATATATGAATTTAATACTTTTTTATCATTTTCTTTTATTTTATTATATAAATCTTCTGCTAATAATATATATGGTGAATTATTTTCATCCCAAAGAACAATTTTATGATTTTTTGTGACCATCATCTCAATACCACTTTCATTTTTTATTTTAATTAAATCATCTTTATAGTGGTGAGATGGTTTTTTTAATATTTTCTGTATTTCAATTTGATTAGTTTCAAGATTAAGAGTATAAATTTCATCATCGTCTTTTAAATCTTCAATATTAACCCAACCATTTTTTGTAAAAATTTTTGTCCCTTTTGGAACACATTCACCAACGGCTTGATTTGTTTTTATATATTCTTTATATTTTTCAACCTCTCTTTCAAGAATGTATTTTTCATAAATTCTATTGTTTCTATTAACAACATTTGCTTTTCCTAATATTGCGATAAATTCTAACGGTTCTTTTATTTTAATTCCATTATCTGTTTTAATAAAACTTTCTGATATAATTTTTTTATTTTCATTATTATTGGGATCTATTGAGCCAAATTCACTTTCAATAATAATTCCATATTTGTTAATATCTTTATTCGTCAAAATTTTAAATTTATCCATTCACATAAATTTTAATTTTATTATTAAACATCTAAAATCCATCACTATTACAAATAAATATGATGAATTGTTTTTATATTCCTTAATATAAATATTAAATTTTAATATATTGTGTTAATTTATTAAGAAAAAAGCAATATTTTTAAAAAAAATGAAATTAAGATATGGGTGTTAAAATTGTTGATAAAATAGATAAGGATTATAAAATTATGTCAATTGGAAATGATTGTTTTTCAATTATTAAAATTAAAAGTAATTTTATAAAAAAAGATGGTGAATTAAATATTTATTATGTTAAAAATAAATTGTGGGTTTTTATCAATAATCTAATAAAAAATAAATATAATGATTATTTTAAAGATACTTTTTTTATAACTTATACATCAAAATTCAAAAATATAAATAAGAATAAAAATCTAATAGTTTTTGAAATAAATATATTCCCTAAAAAAAATGAAAACTTTGATGAAAAAATACGTGAGTTTATTGATGATATTGACTTAAATGAGATTATTAAATTGATATAATTATTCCCCCATCTTTTTCCAAAAGATTAAAAACCCCATAATAGCTTGTATTATAGACCATATAGTAATAGCTTTAACTTTAAAAGTTTTTAACGAATCAATTTCATTATATAAATGATCGATTTCTTCTTTATTTAATAATGGTTCAACTTCATTTTTCCATTTCTTTATTGATTTTAAATCATCAATGGAAATTACCTCATCCAAATTATCCTTCCACTTGGTTATTGAATCCAACACAACAATACTTTTATCAATTCTATTAATATTTTCATACAAATAATCTAACTTATTATTTATGTCTTTTTGCGTTTCTCTAATCTCATCCAATCTATGTATGATAATGTCTATATTTGAACTCATTTTAAGCTATTTTTTAATGATATTAAATTTATCGCAGTTTGATTAAATGTATCTTCATAAAATTCACTATTTTCAATAACCTCATTTGCCTCTTTTAGTAGATTAAGAAGTTCACCATCATTTTCATTATTTTTGTAATTTTCTTCAATCAATTTCTTACAATCACTTTTTAATTCTTCTAAAAAATTTATTTTTTTATTTGTATCGTTTTCAATAATTATTGATAATAACTTTTTTTCTTCTTCATTTAAATCACGATATTTTTCATTAAATTTTTTAGTCGCTATTTTTAAAAATGCAGTTGTTGGAATAATATCAGTTTCTTCAGCAATTACATTTTTATCTGTATCATTAGTTAAAACTTCTTCACAAATATTGTTTATACATTCAATTAATAATTTTTTATTATTTTTGTTTATCGTATAATTTTTTATATTTTCAAATAAAATATCTTCACTTAAATCAGATTCTATGTCAATTTTATTTTCGATTAAAAAAGTTTTCAATTTTTCAATTGAATTATCAAAATCACTTTCACTATACCCATTCAATTCTGAAAGATTCATATTCACATATTCAATAAGCAATGGTTTTTCTTTAAACTTATTATTTTCAATAGCATGATATACTTTTATTAATTTTTTTAATTTTTTATCTTCAGTAATGAGTTTTATATATTTTTTTAGTAATTTTTTACCTTCTTCTTTTGATTTTAAAGTTCTTTTAAGAATTTCAGTAACTATGCTATCTTTTATATTTTTAAAATTGTTTGTTAATGACATATTATTAGTTTTTATTTTTTATTATTTCTAACATGAATCTGTAATACCTTACACTTTTAAATATCGGGAAAAAAAGAAAAAAGGTTAAGTTTTGATAGTATTTATTGGTTGTCTTTTGTTAATATATCATTAATTTCTTTAATTATCCCATCAATGCTTTCATTTATAATAAATTCTTTTGAATATGGTTTTGTATTTGTAATTATTGTTTTATTTTTTAATTTTTCATAGGATTCTTCAACATTTTCTTCATTGGTTTCAACATTTTCTTCACTTCCAATTTCCTCAAAAGCATTTCCAACAGATGGTGTTCCTCCCATACCTCCAATTTCCTCATTATTTTCTTCTTCACCATTTTCTGCATTACCATAATCTGGATTACCATATAATTTATCTACTTCATCAAATAGTCCACTATTTTTAATAACATTTGATGTATTTTTAATTTCGTTACTTGCAGCAGCTTCAAGTCTTTGTTGCAAGAAATCCAATTTTATATCACTTTCATTCCATCCAAGAATTAGTTCTTTGGCTTTAGTCATACTCATTGGAGCAAATCCATTACCAATATCCCTTGTAGCATCATGGAACAATTGTATTTTTTGTTGCATTTGTTCCACCTTCAACATTTCAGCTTGGTTTGATGGATTGTTTAAGGTTAATGTGAAATTGGTTAATTCATCTTCAAAACCAAGTATCAATAAATGTGTTATTGCAATTTGATTAAGACCTCTTAATATTGATTGCTGTATTCTATTTACAGTTCTTGAAAATCTAATATCTTTCAATGCTAAATTTTTACCCTCACCAACAGCTTCCTCAAACCCAATAAATTCTTTTGGTATTCTTAAACTTGATAATAATTTCTTTTGTAAATATTCAATATCAGCAATATCGGATAGGTTTTGTGCGCCAGGTAAAACTTCTATAGGACTTGGTGCATTTTCGTCTCTAACAGGAATAAAAATATCTTGGTCATTTGCTAATTGATTATATCTTAAATCAATTTGACCAGTTTTAGGGTCTATGATGGGACTTCTTTTAAATCTATTAGCAATTTCATTTACATAAGAATATACATCTTCATCATCAATATTACCAACATATATTTTATAAATTCTTCTTTCTGCTGCTCTTGTTACTCTATATATTAACATTGCATCTTCTGCTAAAACAAGTTGCTTCCAAATTCTTCTTGATTTTTCTAATATTGAAGTTCCGTATGGTAATCTTCTGTCATCTCCTAATAATCTAAAATGTATGACTTGCCAGGGTTTAAATGTTATATTATTTGATCTCCATACAAATTCAACCTTTTGTTCTTTAAGAGTTCCATCATCATTAATTTGTTTCTTTAAATTACCCTCTCTTCTTTCAATTTCAATGTTTGGTAATTGTCTTGCACCAATAATCCCATTTTTATTGTTTATATTTAATAAAATAAAATTATCACCATACTTACACAAATTTCTTACCCACATTGGTAATACACTGTGTAAATCTAATCTGTTGTAAAATAAATCTTCAAGAATTTTTACAATTCTTTTTGATTTTGAATATATATTTAGCATTTTACCATTTGAATCTACAGTTGTACTTTCTTCCATAAAAATATCTAATGCTGCAGATATTTCAGGGTAAAATTCCATAGATTCAAAATCAGAATATGCTGCTAATCTTGTAGTCTCATAATTGACACTATTTCTATAAACTTCATTTTCAACTTTAACCCATAAACTGTTTAAGAATTTTTGTTGTTGTTTTTCAAGTTTAATTCTATTATATTCATCTATATTTTTAGCTATATATTCCTTTCTATCTGATAAGTCAATAAATCTAGATATATTACCAACATTAGTATTAAATTGTTCAGATAATTTTTGAAAAACAGTTTTTTTTGACATTTAAAATAAATTTATGTTTAATTATTCAACATAATCACATTCAACATATGCAAGTCTATATTTTTTATTTTTCTTTTCGTCATAATGTATTTCATAAACATAATCAACAAAATAATCTTCACCAAGCGGATTTGAAGCTGTAGCGTTACAAAATTGTTTTACAATAGTATCATCATCACTAACTTTTGGGTTTAGTGTTGTGGTTGGTGTCCATTTTAAACCACCAATTTTAGAATAGAAAAATTTTTTGCTCATTTTTTAAAGTTTTTTCCGAATAACCAAATATAATCATCATTTTGGTTATTGTTATTATTATTAATAAACCAATCAGTTTTGTTAGGTCTTTTATTATAAATATTCTGTTTAAGATCTTTTCCCGAAACCCATGCATTAATCATTGCTTTTGTCATATTTTTTGATTTTTCCAATTCTTTAAAAGACCTTTCAAGAACCCATAAAGCCATTGCCGAAGCCATTATTAAATCATCATTTTTTCCTGGCTTATGATCTGGTCTCCCCTTATTATTATATACAAATGTTTTTAATTCATTTACTAATCTTATTGACCTTATTTTAAATTCATTATTTCTTAACATATATTCAAAATGTGAAATCATTTGAAGTCTAACACCAGAAGCATTAAATCCTGGTATTTTCCCATCTTTTGAATGTATATTTAATTTTTTATTTAATGAATTTCCAATACTTTTATCATAATATAATTTATCATATCCTTTATTTAATAATTGTAATATTGTTGAAACACCAATACCACCAGCAATATCAATAACTGTAAATGCATTATATAGATTCCCATATTCTTCTATTATTTCTGCAAATTCATCTGGCAAACATTTTCCTTGATATTCCATAACTTGCTCCATCTCATCAGTATCAATAACAACAATTGTTGAATAATCTTTACCATCACCTCTTGCCACATCGCAATTATGTGTGGTTATATGATGACAAATATAAGTATGAGTATCACATTCAAAATTATATACAACACCAGAATATTTGGTGGTATCTATGTTAGATATGGTAAATAATATATAATCATTATTTTCAATGAATTTTTTTTGAATGTTGTTTGGTTCTTTAATTAAATCTGCTGTAATAATATTATCATTAACATTTATTTCTTTTAATATTTCATTTAATAATTTATAGCTATAATAGTTATCTAATTTTAGATAAATAATATTTAGGTTATGTATTGGATTATATAATAATTGGGACATTTCTGAAAAAACTCCCAATGATAATAAAATATTTTGAATTGATTCCAATATCTCAATATCATAATGTACAAATAATATTTCTAACACTTCTTCATTAAAAATATTATATTCCCCACAGCCATCAAAAAATCCTTTTATTATATGTTTTTTAAAATTTAAATCAAGATGTTTTATTTCTTCCGATATTATTTTATTATTTTCATTATAAAATACTTTATTGAAAAATTTATATAATATATCATCATTTATTTCTATTTTAATTGTATTACTACAAAAATCTATTTTTAAATCTATATTTAATTTATTGGCAATATTATTTTTTATATTTTCTAATATACGTTTTTGTTTATCATGTAATACTATAGTAATATTATCATTTAAAGCCGTTCCTTTTGCAATAAACACACCAACAAACCACCAAAATATTTCATCTTTAAAAATATATTCTTTATCTTCGTCTATAAAATCTTTAATAATAGTATTAATATCAATAATATTTTTTTTATATACATTTGGGAATTTTATTATATCACCAACATTTACATTTTCACATTTTACGTATTCAAAATTATCCCCACCATCTTTTGAAACCAATATCGGATGTTCTTTTGTGAATTTTGTTGTTCGTAAAGTGTGAGATAATTTTATTTCATATAAAGGTTCATCTTTTACCTCATATATTTGTTTATTGATAATATTAACATATTCACCATTTTCATTTATCAGTTTAAAATTATTATCAATATCTTCAATGTTTTTTAATCCTTTATTTGTTAAAACTTTTTCTCCTGGTGGTAAACATCCCATTATATATTTATGATCGTTTTGTGGATATTTCCATATATAAAACTCATCATTTTCCCCACCAATCCATTCTGGTTCTTTAACATTGGTTTTTTCATGCATCATTATAACATCATCAGATATTACATTTCCACCAGAACCAATAAAAGAAACATCCAATTCTTGTGCAATCATTCTTTTGTTACCATTTAAAGCATCACACATTTCAATATACCAATCAGATATTGGTTTCCACCCATCCTCAATTCTTTTGTTATAAGATTCAATTGTAAAGTCTTTTTCATATTCAACTATTTCATCAAACCCACCATCATCTAATGGTATTTTCTTTACCCATCTTAAATTTTTATTATATCTTGGATCTTCATACCATCTTAATTCAATAACATTAAACCCGTTCTTTTTTTCTTTTGCTTGTATATATGTTTCATAATATAATGGGTCTTGACCATTTGGGGTTTGGTGTCCCAATATACCATTATAAATTATTGAATGACACCAAAAATCTTCACTATGGGGTAGTGAAAAATCATATGTATAATTTTCAGATGATTTTATTGATATAATTTTATCCCAATATATATTTTCAGATATTATAGATAAAATATCAAAATCAACATCAGTAAATTCAAATGGTTTTTCTTTTAATAGTTTATGTTTTAAAATTATTAAATCTTCTCTATTTATTTCGTTTTTGTATTTATTAATAATTTCAGACGCTTTTAATTTAGTTTCTGAATACTCAACACATCTATTTTTTATTGATACAACCCAATTCATTAAATTAGGTATATTATCTTCAGAATGATAATCGTAATCAAAATTAAAATTTGATGGGAATACCAATCTGTTGAACAATGAATAAACTACATTAAGAAATTTACCAGTAATTGATAATTTATAAGTTATTGAAGTATTTTCAAAATCATTATCAATAAATTTTGTTATTTTAGATAAAACACCAAGATTATTTAATAACATTGAAATTTGTCTTAGTAAAAATAAAGATTCTGATTCCAAATACAATTCACCATTTTTATATTTTGAACCAGTAAAAATACCTTCCAGAAGTCCAATTGTAGCTTTTTTTGAAAGAGACATCAATTTTTTTGGTAATACAATTTCGGAAACATCGCAATTTATCTCAATACCTATGGATTTTATTAACCTTAAAAAAGAATCCTCAGATATATTTATTCGTTTTAACGCATTTTTTACTTTTGATGATAATAGTTTCCTACCAATAGTATATTTGTTTGAAATTATATAACCAATAATAACAGATATTTTATCATCAATGGATGTTATTTTATCACCATTTTTATAAGTTATATCATCAATAGTTAAGTCATCGTTCCCCCATATATTCATTCCATACTGTATAGCTACACGATCACCAACTCTTAAATTTTTTAATTTTGTCCATTTAAAACCTTCCCCATTTATATAAGTAAACAATTTATGGTTTAAAGAACCTTCAATCCAAGAATATTCTGTTAATATTTTTTTAGTTTCAACATATCCATTATTTTTAAATAAATTTCCTTTTCTTAATTTATCTTTTCCAAGAACATTGTATTCATCAATTTCATAACCACCAATTTTATCTTCATCTATAAAATCATATACATTTCTTAATCCCTTGTCAGTAAAAACAAACGTATCTTTTGTTACACATGATATTAATGTGGCTCTACCACCAGTATTGTGTGAAATAAAACCATTACTAATAAATGAATTTGTTTTAGGTACATGTAAATCATAAGTTACATCTTCATAAGTTTCTATTGATACTATTTTATCAAAATAATATGATATGTTGGGATATTGGGCAATTTCTGCAATAAAATCATTATATATCATTATATAATTGTTGCCAATTTTAGGAATGTAACCTAAATTGAGTAATAAAACACCTAAATCATTTAACACCTTACTATTGTTACAGAAATATTTTATATTATCATTTTTTCCTCTTGCAATTGGATATATAAAATTTTCAACTACTATCTTTGGAGAAGTCAATATTTTTCTTGGGAAAACATTGTCTTTATCAGGCATTATATCATTTACAAATGAAATAAAATCTTTACTATCAATAATTAAATTATCATTTTCATAATAAAAATTAACTAATAAAGTATTTAATGTTTTTTCTATTTTTTCAGAATCATATATAAATTCTTTTTTTATTGATATTTTATCTGAAACTTCGCCAAAAAAGAAAATTAAACCCAATATTCTACATAGTTGTTCATCTTGGGATAAATTTAACGGTAAATTTATATCAAAATAATCACCAATGATTTCATCATTTTTTCCAAACATTTGTTGAGAAAATGTTATTAAAGGAGAATCACCCACCTTTAAATCACACATTTTTACCCATTTATTTTCATCATCCCCACCAATTAATATTGGATGTTTCCAACTACCTTCAAGAGTTAATCCTAACCTTGTTTTTATTTTATATACTGTTGATTTTTCTGATACAAATGTTTTGGTAACATCTTCTAAATATCCTGAATAATTACATACTTTAAATTTGTTTTTTAATTCAGAAAATCCAACTGTTTCTTTTTCTTCCAGCAAATCATACAATTCAACCAAACCATTTTCAGTTAATATTAAAGTATCTTTTTTTAAACAACCTAACGACATTAATGCAGCACTAAATACTTCAACACCATTATCAATAAAAGCCGCCTCATCCATAACAAGATAAGTTGGTGTATATCCCCTAAGCGCATCTTTTGAAGTTGCAACGGCTTTTGCACGGGAACCATTTGGTAACAACAATTCTTTTTTTGATTCTCTAATAAAAATATTTAATGTGCTATTGATATAATATTCGTATCCCCATACCCATCTTGGCATTTGTGATAAGAAGTCTTTAACTTTTGCAAGAAATTCTTGTGCCATATCCTGCTTATTTGCAAGAATAAGTATAGCTTCAGGACTATTTTTATCGGCAAAAGCAATTTTAACGGCAAGATATGCTGCTGTAACAGTAGATACACCCGCTTGTCTTGGTTTTGCAATGATATTTAATCTATGATCTTCATATGCTTTAATAATGTCTTTTTGTTTTGGAAATAATTTGAATTGAACAAATTTATCTTGTGTTTTATCAAATGTTTCTAAATACGTTTCAATTGCATATATTGGGTCAATTAAACATTTTGCATATTCTTTTATTATTTCATCTCTAGATAACATTATAGTAATTATTTATTTAATCAAAAAATGCTATTATTAAAACCACCATACATAATTAAATATAATGATTGTGGCTTTAATGTTAATTTAAAATTTAATCTTATTGACTGTTTTAAATGTTAGTTAAAACAATATCATGATGATATTTTCATAAATATTTCGGCAAGGAAACCCATTGGTCAGCTCTGCTGCCGATGGGAGGAATTGCCGCTCCGTAATTAAATTATTTAACAAAATTAGTAATTATAAGAAAATTATTTGTATATTTGCATTGTGAAACTTACATTGAAAATAAAACTTTTGCCTACCGATGAACAGGTTAACTTGCTTCTCGAAACGATGAAAGAGGCTAATGCTGTTTGTAATGCTATTTCTGATATAGCTTGGCAAGAAAAGATTTTCAATAAGTTTAAGTTGCATCATCGAGTTTACCACGCTTACAAGGCTACGTTTCAACTTTCCTCTCAAATGCTTATAAGGCAAATAGCTAAAGTTGCTGATGCTTATAAGTTGGATAAGAAAACTAAACGCACTTTTAAACCACTTGGAAGTATTGCTTATGATAGCAGGATAATAACTTACAAGTCCAATAATGTGGTTTCTTTGTGGTGTATAGGTGGCAGGCAAAATATTGATTTTGTTTGCCATAATCCTGCTTATATTCCCTATATTAAAGGAGAGGCTGATTTGGTTTACAAAAAGGGTAAATTTTACCTTTATCAAACTGTTGATGTTCCTGAAAAAGATGTTAATGATGTTGAGGAATTTATTGGCTGTGATTTTGGTTTGACTGACATAATTGTAACTTCTGATGGTGTTAAGTATTCTGCTGATGAGCTTAACGCATATCGTAAACATAGACAAAAGGTTCGGAGTTCTATTCAACGCAAAGGCACGAAAGGGGCCAAACGCCTCCTGAAACGGCTTTCTGGCAAAGAAAGAACTCATGCTTCCATAATTAATCACACTATTGCAAAGTCTATTGTTCAATCTGCTAAAAAGCAAGGCAAGGGAATTGCCATTGAAGACCTTACTGGAATTAGATTTACAAGTAAAAAAAGAAACAAGAAGTTTCGGACTAAACTTGGTAACTGGAATTTCTCTATGCTTCGTAAGTATATTGAATATAAGGCTTTGCTTAATGGTGTGAAATGTATTGTAGTTAACCCTGCTTATACAAGTCAAACATGTAGTACATGTAAGCATATTGGAAGACGAACCAATAAAGTGTTTAAATGCACTAACACAAATTGCAAAGTAGATATTATTGACGCAGATTTTAACGCCTCTCAAAATATCTCTTTGCTTGGGGTTAGAAAACTGTTCATGAAAATTTAAGTAAAAATTAGGAAAGTTAGATAAAATTATGTAAATTTGTTGAACTTTTTAATTTCATTGTATATTTATATGAAAACAAAAATACAAAAATTAATAGATAAAATGGAAAATATACAATACAAGGTAGTTCGTGTAACTAAAGAAGAATTTGAATTGGAAGGTGGTGACATTTATCCTCATACATTCGAATTGGATGAAGACATTACTGTTGAGGAATTTCAGAAATTACTTGATTCATCAAAACAATTGGTGTTGGAGCAGATAAAAAGAATTAACGAAGAAGAGTGAGCAACCTACTAAACATAAAAGAAGCATCAGAGTACCTTAACGTACATCCAGATACACTTAGACGTTGGGATAAGGAAGGTAAACTCATCCCTGTTAAAACTGACGGTGGACATAGAAGGTATCAACAAGAAGTCCTTGATGAATTCATTGGTATCCATCAAAGAGAGGTTAAGGAAGTTGTTCTTCCTGTAGCAATATATTCTCGTGTGAGTTCACATGAACAGAAAGCAAAAGGGGACCTTGATAGACAATCGCAGAGATTGAGTGAATACTGTGCAAAGAAGAAGTTTGTTGTTGGAGAAATTATAAAGGATGTTGGAAGTGGGTTGTCAGATACGAGAAGTGGATTCTTAAAGTTAACGAAGCTTGTGATTGAGAAGAAGATTTCTAAAATTATAATTGAACACAAGGACAGGTTGACAAGATTTCAGTTTGGGTTTATTGAGCGAATGTTCAATAGTTATGGTGTTGAGATTGTATGTGTGGAGAAGGTTGATGTAAGTGAAGAGGAAGAATTGGTTAATGACATCATGATGCTTATGGCAAGTTTCAGTGGTAAATTATATGGTAAAAGGAGTGTTAAGAGAAGAAAAAATAAAAAAAGAAGAATTAAAGTTGATAAGTAAACAATGAAAATAGTTCGTTCATCCAAATGCTCATTAAAATTCTCAACTGACAATAAATTAAGTCAGTTGAGAACCATTCTTTCCGAATATGGAAGGGTGGTTAATATCTTTATTGATTATTTTTGGGAATTGGATGAACTTCCTTCTAAAGGAAAGTTGTTAAAACCAATTGTTGATATTCCAACTTATGGAGATGAACCAAGTTGGCTTTCAGCACGACTGAGAAAGGTTGCTGCAAGAGAAGCGATAGATATGCTTCTTGCAATGAAAAATAGATGGAAGGATAATCCAAAGAAATTAAAGAAGCCAGTTCATAAAGGCAAGAAAATGAATGTGAGTTCCACAATTGCTGACCTAATTTCGGCACAAAACGCAACTGAATTTGATTGCTGGCTTCATCTTTCATCCATTGGTAATAAGATAATATTGGATTTACCAATTAAATTACACAAACAGTTTCATAAGTGGAATGAACTTGGAAATAGACTCAATTCTTATATTATAACTGATAAATATGTACAGTTTTCTTTTGAGATTGAGACTGGTAAGAAAAGAGAAGGTAAGAAGGTTGTTGGGATTGACACAGGAATAAATGCACTTGCTTCTTCTTCTTCTGGCAAACAATATGGGACTGATATTAAGGAATTGATTGAGAGAGTTAAGAGATGTAAATATGGTTCAAAAGGTCAGCAACGGGCAAGGAGAGCATTAAAACAAAGAATTGATGAAATTGCTATTGAGGTAATTAGTAGTGAAAACCCAGATTTAATTGTTATTGAGCAATTAAAGAACATGGGCCATAAAAGCAAGGTCAAACGCCTATTGACCAAAAATATTAGGCGTTCTATCGGTATTTGGAATTGGAGGTACTGGCTTATGAGGATTGAACAACAGTGTGAATTAAACCGTGTTTCGTTCAGAACTGTTTCCCCATATTACACCAGCCAAACATGCCCAAACTGTAACCATGTCGATAGGAAGAACCGAAACGGGATTGAGTTTAAGTGTCAGAGTTGTGGTTACACTGACAATGCAGATATAAACGCTGCCTTAAATATCATGAATCGGTTCATCTTGGGAAAATACGGTTCCCAATACAAACAAGAGAACATACGTAGTTTTACGTAAGTTTGATTGAACGGTATCCGTAAACATGCCTGAAAAATCGACTATGTATTGCTCTTTGCATTCGTAGTTAGGTTTAAAGCCCATCCCATCGCTTTGCGTGGGTGGGTAGTTTACAGGGAAGAAAACTTTGTGAAATGTGAATCCCATTTATTTAATAAGTGGGGCATTCACAGGTTTTAATTTAATGATTTGATTGAAGAAATAATATAAGTTAATTTATTTTTTGGGACACCTATTTTTTCTGCAAAATATACAATAGCCTCTGCTTTTTCTTGTGGTGTATTTAACCTTTCGACAATGGTTTTCATTGTGTTGCTATCAAGTTTGTCCAATAATTTTTTAACATCGTTTTTAACATTCTCATCAACCTCTTCTTTAATATGATACTTTTTCTTAATAGATTTAACACATGATTCATATTTATCTTTATCATCTCTACCAACACTTTTGGTACATATTGCCCAGGGATTTATTTTTTTAGCCTCATCAATAACCTTTATTGTTACATTATCATCATCACCAACCTTTCTAATAACATTTTCAAGATCTTCTTTATTCACAACCACCACAGCTTCTTCAATTAGTTTTTTAATATCTTTTTTCATGATACATAATTTAAGGTTATTATTCATTCCTTTTCCTCAAAACTTACGAATTTATAATTATCCATTAAATCTCTCATAAATAATTTTTCTTCAACATCAACAATACTATCACCAAATTTAAATACCAATCTGTTTTCTGGATAAGTTTCATATTCATCAATATTTTCCCACCCCAAAGCTATAACACCATCTATACTATCCCACATTGAAAACAGTGAACTGTTTTGAACTGTTTCAATTACAACATCTGTTTTAATGGTTATTACTCCAGAAATAAAATCTTTTGAGGGAGGTTTTGGTAAACCAGATGCTGGTAACATATCCCAATCAGTACCATCTATATCTTCAATATTTTTAGAAAAAATAAATTCATAAATAGTTAACCCCTCCCAATCTTTACCTACAGTATTGATAAATACAAGTTTTAAATCTTGATTTTTTTTCATTATATCAATTCTTTAAATCTTTTAATGAAATAATCAACACTTTCAGTTATATTTTCACTTTTTTCTTCTTTTTCCATTTCATTTTTAATTTCTTCTGGAATTTCTTCATTTTCGGAAGTTTCAGCTTCTTCATTTCCAACTTTTTCATTTTCAGATTTTTCATTTCCAGCACTTCGTATTTTCATAATAATATCTTCTTTATCTTCTTCATCCATCATAGCAGCATGTGTAGCTGAAATTATCATATTAATAACAAATTTTTCCAAATCAAAATCAGGATGTTCCAAATCTTTTGAATATTTTCTTAATTCTGATGCAAGTTTACCAGCCAAACTTTGTATTCTTTTTTTAGGATCTTCATTCATTTCATTTGTTTGGGTTGCATCATTTTGTGGTTCACTTTCATTATTAAATTCTATAGGTATGGATAATTTATAATCTTTATCTTCTGTTAAATAATCAGCATCATGACCATTGGGTTTTACGGTATTCATATAAAACACAGCCATTTTTCTTGCTTCTTCGCTGGTTCTATATGCTTTTTTTGCACAAGAAATGTTTGGACCTTCAAAACCATGTTCTCTACACCATTCAGTGAATTTTCCTTTTTCAATAGCTTCATTTATTTGACAATCTTCTTTTATGGGTGCAGTTTCTCTTTTGGATAAGAAATACTCTAATTTTAATGCAATATCATTGATAGTTTCATCTCCTTTTATTTTAATAATTGGTTTTCCGTTAAAATATAATGTTTTATCTTTAACAACGATTCTATCATCAGGGAATCTTTTGTCTAATTCATCTTTTAGAAATTTTTCAAAATCTGGTTTAAGCCCGCTATCAACCCAAGCGGTTTCTTCAGTTATTATATTGTCAAGGTTTTTTACTTTTTTAATAATTTCATCAATCATTTTATCAGATTCGGTTATAATAACATCATCAAAATTTTCCATAATAGTTTTTTTTGAATTTTCTGTTTTATTATTTTCATTATTATCTTCTAATATTAGCTCACCAGTATAGTGTAAATTATCATTTTCAAATACATTAACTTTTTCACCACCATATAATTCGTGTAGTGATAACATTTTTAAATTTAATTTTTTTAATGCTTTTGAATAAGATGGATATTCATGATATTTTTTATTAATTTCTCCACCAATATATCTCAAATCTGAAGGTAATATATTATTTTTCTTTTCACTTTCCATTATATAATATTTATTATTCTCACGAGCAATCGCATATACTTTACCATCAGGAGCTTTTTTAGTTAATTCAATTGACATATTAAATTTATTTTTCTCCGTTTCCTTAGGCATTAATCTATGCATTTCAGAAATCAATTCTTTAGTTGTTTTGTTTTTAAAATGTTTCATTTTAAAAAAATTTTTATCTGTTATATTTCTTTATATTGGTTACTAATTTATATAATCGACACCATCCTATTATTAAATAGTATTAATTTATTTAAAATCATTCTTTTTTTAGTCATATGGTTATATCATCTATCAATTTAACTAAATAGTAGGGTCAAAAACCGTAAGTGGTGAACCTATTAAGAAAACACCGCTAGTAGATACTGAAATATCTTTAACTCTAATATCTAAAACTACTCCAGGTGTTAATGGTACGGATGTTCCGTTTAATGTTATTGTGGTTGATACAGATGAATATATTTTTGTATATAAAAATTTAGTTAAATCAGCTTGTGTATATGCATCATGTATTACACTATTTAAATTATTCATTTTTTTTATTATGTTTTTTTATGTTATTTCATTTATTAAATAGTTTAATTTAATATTTATAATAGGAATATAAATATTTTTAATTGGAATGTTAAAATGATTAAAATATATGATTTATATAAAACAATAATTCAAGAAATGACTGTTGGAACGTTTGTAGCGTTTCATGGTAGCGATCACAAAATAGAGAATTTTGTTGATGAATTTGTGGGGAGAGAAGAAGCATATGATGCGAATGGTCCAGGAATTTATTTTACAACAGATTATGATGAAGCAAAATTTTTTGGAAAATACATATATAAGGTGAAATTAGAAAATGGTAGATTCATTGATAACAAAACACCAAACACCAAAGTTAATATCAATGATGTTATTAAACTTGTTAAAATGTCCCCAAATTGGGAATATAAAGCAGAGAATTTTGATGAAGATCCAAATAAAGGTTTAAAAATGTTTGTTGATATGACATTAGAAGATAATGATTCTGAGAAAGATGTTTTTTTGCAAGTATGGTATGACTTCTATAGATATGAACCTGTTGATTATGTTAGAAATATGGTAAAACTTGGTTATGATGGTTTAATTGACGATAGTATTGCAAAAGATGGTCATAAACATATAATTGTATATAATACAAAAATAATTAAATTGATTGATGTTGAAGAAATTTAAATTATTTTTCTATAAAATTTTTATTTTTTTCCCATTTATCAATTATTGTTTCCATTAAATTTTTTAAAAATCCATTTCCGTTTTCAAACTCTTCTATTAATATTTTCATATGGTTTACAATATCTTTTAATATTACAAGTTTTTCTTCATTTATAATATCATTTACTTCATTTTGCAATTGAATAGAATCATAAATTTCTTTTTTTAAGTATTCAGCATTTTTGAACAATTGATTAAAAGTTTTTCCTTGTGATTCAGATGTTTCAAATCTTACATAGTCGCTATATTCAACATTTGGATATACATAATAAAAACCTTTGTTAAAATAAATTGTTAATGTGTTTTCATTTTTATCAAATATTGAATGCAAAATGTTAGATGAATCATACCAACATTTTATTATATTATTTTCATCTATTTTTTTTAGTAGCATTCTTCAATTTTTTTTATGTTTCTTATTTCAATTAAATGTGTAATTCTTTTTTTGTTTCCAAGACTATCATTTATTATTTCTTTCACAATTATATAAGGTGGTTTAATTTCATAGCTTTCAGCACTTATTTCTAATGGTTCTTTTTGGGGATTCTCATAAAATAATTTAATTTTATACATTTTATTCCTTATTAAATTTGAATTATTAAAATTTTTTTGTATATTTGCATTCGTTGAACGGTTATTTATATATGAAATAAATAAACATTAAAAACAAAACGTAAATTGGGTTGCAGATTGTCTGAAGAAATAAAACAATTAATGTTTGATGCCACATTTGAGGCAAAAAAAAGGAAATCAATTAAGGTATTTCCTGAACATGTTTTATTGACTTTTTCAAAATATGAAAATGAATCAGCAAATAAATTTTTTGTTGGATTGAATATAGATAGAAATGAATTTGTATATGAAATAAAACAATCGTTCTATATTGAAAGCAGCATATATTCAAACGATTCTGTTGAGGTATCCCAATCTTTAGAATTAAAAAAAATATTTGAGAAAATGAGAAGTGAATGTGATGAATTTAATTGTGAAGAATTAAATTCATTACATTTGGTTTATTATATTTTTAAATTTTGTGAAAGATTAAATAAAATTTTATATAAATTTGATTTTGATTTATTAACCTTAAAAAATATGATTATGAATGCAAATACCAATTTTATTGGCGGAACGCCTTTTAACAACACGAATAATAAAAATAAGAATGAAAAATTCTTAAAATTCTTTTGTGATGATATAACAGAAGATGCGTTTATGAAAAAAATTGACCCAGTTGTGGGGAGGGAAGAAGAAATTGACGATATGATTATCACATTGTCAAGAAGGAAGAAAAATAATGTGATATTGGTTGGTGAAGCTGGGGTTGGGAAAACAGCGATAGTTGAGGGATTGGCACAAAGGATTGTTAATGGAGATGTTCCAGACATTTTATCAAACAAAAAAATATTATCATTAAATTTAACATCCTTAATTGCGGGAACAAAATATCGTGGTGAATTTGAAGAAAGAATGTTAAAATTGGTTGATATATTAAAAGAAGAACCTGACACAATATTGTTTATTGATGAAATACATACCATTGTAGGGGCTGGAAATGTTTCAGATGGTTTGGATGTTTCAAATATAATTAAACCATCTTTGGCACGAGGTGAAATACAAGTTATCGGGGCAACAACATTGGACGAATATAGGAAAACAATTGAAAATGATAAAGCCTTAACCAGAAGGTTTAAAGAAATTTTGGTTAATGAGCCATCCAATGATGATGTTATTAAAATATTGCATAATATAAAAGAAAAATATGAAGAATATCATGGTGTGGAATATGATGATGAAGTAATAGAATTGATAGTTAATTTATCAGATAAATATATTACATACAGATCAATGCCAGATAAGGCAATTGATGTCATGGATGAAATTGGCAGTAGCAAAAGAATAAAAAGGGAAATACCAAAAGAGATAAAAAATAAAGAAATGGCATTGTCTGATTTGATAAAATTAAAAGAAGAAGCAATAATAAATAAGGATTATGAAAAAGCAGCAGAATATAGGGATAAAGAAAAAGAATTAAGAACGGAAATAGAAGAAGGTAGAAAAAAATGGTTTAATAATTCCAATATTAGTAAAATAAAAATTAGTAAAGACGATGTTTATAGCATAATATCAAAAATTAGTAGAATACCTGTAAAACAACTTAATGAAGATGAAATTACCAAATTAAAATATCTTGAAGAGGAATTAAAATCAAAAATAATTTCTCAAGATGAAGCAATTCATAAAGTATCAAATATAATAATAAATAATAAATTAAATTTAAATAACAGGAATAAACCAATAGCTTCTTTAATATTAAGAGGTCCTACTGGCGTGGGTAAAACATATCTGGCTAAAAATGTTGCGAAATTATTATTCGGAGATGAAAAAGCAATAATAAGGTTTGATATGTCTGAATTTATGGAAAAATTTAATGTGTCCAGATTGATTGGCGCGCCTCCTGGATATGTTGGTTATGATAAAGGTGGGGAATTAACAGAAAAAGTTAGAAAAAACCCATATTCAGTAATTCTATTTGATGAGATAGAAAAAGCACATAGAGATATTTATAACATTTTATTACAAATATTGGATGATGGATATATAACAGACGCTAGCGGTCGTAAAATTAATTTTAAAAATACGTTGATTTTTATGACAACAAATGTTGGTGTTAAGGAAGCTGTGGAAAAGAAAAGCAGTTTGGTGGGTTTTGATTTAAATAAAACAGAAAATTCAGATATGGTTTATTTTTCAAAATTGGATAAAGAATTTAAAAAATATTTTAGACCAGAATTTATAAATAGGATTGATTCTGTTATTGATTTTAATCCATTATCAAAAGAAGATTTAATAAATATATGTAAATTAGAAGTTAATAAATTTTTGAATAATGTAAGGGAAAATGGTTATAATATAAAAATATCAGATATTGCAATGGAGAAAATGGTAGATTTGGTTTATGACCCAGCATACGGGGCAAGACCAATTGATAGAGGTATCAGAGAATATTTTGAGAATACAATCACAAAAAATATAATTGAAGGAAATGTGGTGAAGAATAAAAAATATAATTTAACTTATTCCAAGAAAAGCAAAAGTTTCATAGTGAAAGAAATAAAAACTGGAAGATAATCAATCTTCCAGTTTTTTATATTCTTCAAGATAAGTATTAATTTTTTCAAATATTTTATCAGCTTTTTCTTCAAAATTTGAAATTTCTGAACTTATCATATAATAATCATCATCAGATGGTAATTGGTCAGCAGCTTCTTGTAAATCATCCAACATATTTTTTAATATGTTTTCCATTCTTTCCAATTCAAAAATGCTTTTTTTGATTTTTCCCTTTTCAAATATCACATCATTAACTGTAAGATTGTTTGTTTTTTCAATTACATTATCAACCATTTCAGATATTTTTTCTAAACCTTTGTTTAAAGTTTCTAAAAGCCCTTCAACTTCTTTTAATGTTTTGATTTTTATTGCTTGTTCTTCAGTTATTATTATTTTTCTATTTTTCATAATTTTTCATTTTTTGGTATTATTTAATTGTATGAACAATATCACATAATATAAATATTAAAATTATGAAAATGAACATACTTGCTAAAATAATTGTCTTATTATTTATTATTTTTAATGCTAAAAGTTTAAATATCATAAACAAAAAATTTGAGAAGAGGGACGTTAAAAATTTTATTGAAAAAGAAAAAATACAATCTGATGAAACTTATAAAATTATTAAAAATAATTTAAAATATTTTAATAGTGAATTAAGTGATTATGAATTGGAGGTGATTTATAAAACAATAAAATTTTATTCAATGGATACCAATTATAATCACTTAAAATTATATTGTTCTCAATTAATGTTGGAGAGTGGTGTAAGACATGAAAAAAATGGTAACATAATAAAATCAAATACTGGAGCAATTGGAATTGCTCAAATAACAGGAACTACTGGATATTATTTTTTATTGAGAAAAATCACACCAAACGATAGTATTCTATTAGAGAAAATAAACGTTACGGATTTTTCTTTTGTTTATTCCAAAGAATTAAATAAGAATGAAAAAATAAGATTAGTGAGAAAGTGGTTGGAAAAGTATGAAAATAATATATTCATGTGGGGATTGATAAACCACCACAATTTTAAAATGGTTAATGATATATATAAATCATTATTGATATATAATATAGGATATTCTGGCATGAAAAGGTATATCCAAGAAAATTCAATGTATAATCATGAATATATTATGTTGATACTAAAAAATGTTGAAATATATTGTTAATTTATTTTTTTAAATGTTTAATTTTTTCATAAATTGAATGAATCATCTCATATACTTTTCTATTCTCTTCTAAAATAGAGTGTAATATATTCAACTCTTCTTTAATATTTTGACTATCTGATGAATTATTTGATTTTATAATAACATTCGGTTTCATTTTTTCTCATTTTTTTTTCTTTCAATAACTTTTTTGGCTATTTTTTCTACCAATTTAACAAAATCACCTTTTTTAAGTAATACTTTTTTATTTTTCATAATTTTGAATTTAAATATTGTTATTTTTAATAACTTCCCTATTATTAAATAGTGTTAATTTATTAAATGTTTTTAATTATTATGTTTTTCTATAGTCTGAAATGTATTGAAACTATTATTCATTATTTAAAAATTTTAATAAAAAATATTCTAATAGTTTTATTTTATTTATATATTTACTATCTACTAATTTAAGTGATATTAAATTATCTTTTTTATAATTAAAAACATTATTTAATTTAATTACTTTGGTTATAGTTATATCATCATTTTCAAAAAAATATCGTAATATATTTTTGTTATGTATTAAGAAACCAACATTAGAATTATTTTGATATAACCATTCAAAGGTTATATTGTCTTTATATTGGTTAATTAAAGTTATTAAATATTTATGTAGGTTTTTAAATTTGATTATGCTATAATCAATAATTTCTCTCATTTTTATGGTTGATTCATCATCTTCAATTAGGTCTTTATACAAAATCTTTTTATCTTTAATTGATAATGAAACAATTTCTTTCGGGAAATTTTCCTTAAATAATTTAAAATTTTCACTTATCTTATTTAGTTCATTTATGATATATTCAGTTTCATTAATATTATCAACTATATTATCATCATTTGTATTTTTAACAATATTGTTTACAAAATGTAATAGTTTGTATTTTTTGTATTCAAAATCAATTGGTGGTGATAAAAAATCGTCTAAGAATTGATTATATAGTATCATTTTCTTAATTGTTAAAACATGTTATTTTTGATTATAACATTTTATAATCAAAATTTATAAAATCATCATAAAACATTTCATTTATAAAAGTTATATCTTCATTATCTAAATAATACATAAAATCTTTTCTTTCTCTATTATTTGATTTATTTTTATGTGGTAATTTAATGTTTTCATTGAAACCAATTAATTTTAATAATTTTTTCCAATCTTCTTGAATATTTTCAACCTTTCCAATAAAATCTATATCAATTTCATTATTTTCATTTATTAAAAAATCAGTTTGTCTTAATTTGTGATCTAAATCTATTTTACTATAATGTCTTTTATACCAATTTTTAAAATGGTGTTTATTAAAATTAACGCCTTTATTAAACCAAAAATATTCAGAAACAAATCTGTCATAAGGATTTCTTACAAAAGAAAATATAAATAAATCATTTTTAATTTTTTTTATTTCATCAAATTTCATTAAATCTATAAATCTTAAATGTTGTGGTGCAAAACTAATACCATCAAAATTATATATGTTAGAAGTTTTAAAAAACAAATCTTCCCTTTGCATCCCAAAACAAATTTCAATAGAACTCCCATAGCATTTTGGGATATGAATAAATAATATTTTTTTATTCGGGTGTAAAGGCATATCTTTATTTTTCACCACAATTTAGTCCACCAATGAATGGTGTATGTATCTTCTTTAATAAAATTTTTATTAAACTTTTGTTTATAACCGTATGGGTGAACTACCAACCCATCAGCTTTGCTGTGGGTGGGTAGTTCACTTTTCAATTAACGGTCTTAATCTTTCTCAAAAAATTCTTGTATGGTATGTATTAGCCAAGCACCCCCGCTACCAATAACCCCATCAATAAAAGTAAAGAAAATGTTGATATTATATTTTTCAATAAACAAATAATCAAATAAATCTATTGATATGTTTGATTGTATTGGCATATTATTTATGAAGAAATTGTATGTTGGTGAATATAATGTTATTGAATAAAATACCCCAACCCAAAAAGGAAGGCACATCATACACCCAAACAATTTACCTAAAAATGTTTGCGGTTCTTTATATACTCCAACAAACTCTCTAAATCTTTGGAATATTGAACCATATACAATTATGTTTGATGTTGAATAAACGATTAAAAAGAAAAATACCATTGTTTCCATAATTTTTTTTGTTTTAAAAATACCAAAAAAAATAAAATATTATAATTTATTTTTTCCTGTAAAATATCCCAATTCAAATAATGTCTTAATATCATTAATATTAAAATCATTTAAAGAAATGTTTAAATCATCTTCAGGTCTCACAATTTTATGTTCAACGCCAGACATTTGCAATATTTTAATATCATCGTTTATATTATCAACGGATATTATATCCATAATTCTGTCGCCAAGTGCCAATATATTATTATTTTTAAATCTTTTTATTTTTAAATTTTGCGGGTGGGGAGTTATTAATGTTATGGAATAATCATTTATATTATTTTTAATTATTTTTTCCAAAGCAAATATAACCCCAGCTGATTGTTTAATACCACCGTCCAAAAAAGGAACACCTTTTATTTCCTTTGGTGGCATAATTAAAGGTATGGATGCTGATGCAATTAGATAATCAAAAAAATCATCGCTTAACTGTGAAGAATATTCAATATCACCACTATATAAATTAACCGCACCAACAAATATATCAACATTGGAATTTAATAAATTTTCTTTTTTTATAATATCTTTTACTTTATTTTCCATTGGCGTAAATTCTGCAAATCCTGCACTTTTGCTAAATAAAAAATCCATTACTAATTTAAAAAATGGTTTTTTTCTAACAATACTATTTGAGTTATGTATATTTTTAAACCAAAAATCAATTAATGTTTCCACAGATTCTTTAAATGTTTTTCCTTTACCCATTTCATTACATATAAACGCTCCATTTAAAGAACCTACACTTATACCAATTATTATATCGGGAGAATAATTAGTTTCTGATAATGCTTTTAAAACTCCACATTCCCAAATTCCTTTTACAGAACCTCCACCTAATATTAAGATTTCTTTTTTTTCCATGATTTTTATAATTTAATTTGTTTTTTATTATCTATTTCATTAAAAGTTTTTAATATTGAAATATTTTCTTTTAATAATTCATTTATATTTTTATTTTCATAACACATTGATAATATTATGTTATTTGGATTTTCACCATCTGAAAATCTATATTTAAATTCATCAACAAATTCATTCAATTTATTCTTTTTTAATATTTCCAACAAATATTCATAAAATTCAAATCTGCTGCTAATTTCTTCTGGATTATTTCTAATAAATTCATTCTTTTTATTGTTGTAAGCACTATTTAAATAACTTTTTCTCATAATATAAAATTTTTTAAATTTTATTAATTTTTGAATAGAGATTTTTGTAGTCTGTTATTTTTTTTTTATTTTTTTTTAAAAAGTCTAATGTTATATTTTTTTTGTTAGAATTTTCTTCTGTGATTTCGTAGAGATATTTTTTATATTCGTTTTTATCTATTTTTTTTAATATTGAGGATACTTGATTATAGTTTAACCACTCCATTACTTTTGCATCAAATTCTTTTGAATTATCCCCATACTTTTCTTTGTAAATTTTTAATTCTTCCCTTATATGATTGAAATATATTTTTTCTAAAAAGGAAGTTTTTTTGTTAATATTTAAATTTTCTTTTATGACATTAATTATATTTTCAATCATCATCAATTCCATTGTAATATCTATATCTTTTGTTAGTTGCAGGAATCCCTCAATATATAAATAGAAATTTTAAAGACATTTTAGATAAATTTAATGAATAAAAAAAAAATATTTTTTATGTAATGGAATTTATTTTTTCATATCTTTGGAAAAAAATAATTATAAATTTTTTTGAAGAATATATTTTGAAAAAAACTATTTAAATAATGATGAAGATTATAAATGAAAATATTAAAAATATTCATATTTTTTTTGGTATTGCTTATTGTTTTTTTAAAGTAAAAAAACCTCCAAATATTAACAGCCCTTAACTATTTTTTATAATAGTTTTTAGTTGTAATTTAAACACATAAGTTAATTTAATAACAAATAAAAAAATAAAATATTATGGAATTAAAATTTAATAATAAAGAGGAATCTTTGTCTAAAAATTTAGATGAACCAATATTAAAAGAAAATCCAGATAGGTTTGTATTATTTCCAATAGTACATGAAGATATATGGAAAATGTACAAAAAAGCTGAAGCAAGTTTTTGGACAGCTGAAGAAATTGATTTGGCACAAGATGTATATGATTGGGAAAACAAATTAAATGATGATGAAAGATACTTTATTAAACACATATTGGCTTTTTTTGCAGCCTCTGATGGTATAGTTAATGAAAATTTAGCGGAGAATTTTTTAAGAGAAGTTCAATACACTGAAGCTAAATTTTTCTATGGTTTTCAAGTAGCTATTGAAAATATACATTCTGAAACATATTCATTATTGATTGATACATATATTAAAGATAGTGAAGAAAAAAATAGATTATTTAAAGCAATTGAAACACTTGATTGTGTTGGTAAAAAAGCAAAATGGGCTTTGGATTGGATTGAAAATGGCTCATTTGCAGAAAGGCTTGTTGCATTTGCTGCGGTTGAAGGAATATTTTTTAGCGGGGCATTTTGTTCTATTTTTTGGTTAAAGGAACGTGGTTTAATGCCAGGGTTAAGTTTTTCAAATAAATTAATATCAAGAGATGAAGGATTACATTGTGATTTTGCATGTTTATTATATACTAAACATTTAGTAAATAAATTACCTACCGAAAAAGTGATAAAAATAATAAAAGATGCTGTTGATATTGAGAAGGAATTTATTACTAGTGCTTTACCAGTAGATTTAATTGGAATGAACTCAAAACTTATGTCTCAATATATAGAATTTGTTGCTGATAGATTATTGGTTGAGCTTGGTTGTCATAAAATATATGATTCAACAAATCCATTTCCTTTTATGGAATTAATATCTTTACAAGGAAAAACAAACTTTTTTGAAGATAGAGTATCTGAATACCAAAAACCTGGAGTAGCAATAGAAAATAGCAAAAAAGAAATAACATTTGATGAAGATTTTTAATAATAATAATATTTGTAAAAAAAACTAAAATATATGGATGTAATAAAAAGAAATGGTAGAAGAGAGCCTGTTAAGTTTGATAAAATAATGGGTAGAATTAAAAAATTATGTTATGGGCTAGATAGTTTTGTAGATCCTTCAATAGTAGCAATGAAAACGATTGAAGGGTTAAAAGATGGAATTACCACAACAGAAATTGATGAGATGGCTTCAAGGATTGCGGCATCATTATCAACCAAACACCCACATTACTCATTGTTGGCTTCAAGAATTGCAATATCAAGTTTACACAAAACAACAGATAAATCATTTGCTAGAACTATTAAAAAATTGTATAAAAATATAAATCCTGAAACTAATGAACCAGCACCTTTAGTTTCTGAAGAAGTGTATAATATAGTAATGGAAAATAAAGATAAAATAGATGCTGCAATAATATATGATAGAGATTTTGACTTTGATTATTTTGGTTATAAAACTCTTGAAAGAAGTTATTTAATGAGAGTTGATGGTAAGATAGTGGAAAGACCTCAACATATGTTAATGAGAGTTGCAATTGGGATACATAAAGAAGATATTGATTCGGCAATAAAAACATATGAATTGATGAGTGAAAAATGGTTTATTCATGCTACACCTACATTATATAATTCAGGGACACCTAAACCTCAAATGTCATCTTGTTTTTTATTACAAATGAAGGATGATAGTATTGAAGGTATCTTTGACACACTTAAACAATGTGCTAAAATATCACAAAGTGCTGGTGGTATTGGATTGTCTATTCATAATATTAGGGCTAAAGGTTCATATATAAAAGGAACAAATGGAATTTCAAATGGTATAGTTCCAATGTTAAGAGTTTTTAATGATACTGCAAGATATGTTGATCAAGGTGGTGGTAAAAGAAAGGGTTCTATCGCTATATATTTAGAACCTTGGCATTCTGATATTGAAGATTTTTTGCAATTAAAGAAAAATCATGGTAAAGAGGAGCAGCGTGCAAGAGATTTGTTTTATGCATTATGGATTCCCGATTTATTTATGAAAAGAGTAAAAGAAAATGGTGATTGGACTTTAATGTGTCCAAATGAATGTCCAGGATTGTCAGATGTTTATGGCGAAGAGTTTGAAAAATTATATGAGAAATATGAAGCCGAAGGAAAAGGTAAAAAGGTTATAAAAGCACAAGATTTGTGGTTTAAAATACTCGAATCTCAAATAGAAACAGGTACACCATATATGTTATATAAAGATTCTTGTAACGAAAAATCAAATCAAAAAAATCTTGGTGTAATAAAATCATCTAATTTATGTACGGAAATTATAGAATATACTGATAAAGATGAAGTAGCGGTTTGCAATTTAGCTTCAGTATCATTACCTAAATTTGTAAATGGTAAAAAATTTGATTTCAAAAAATTATATGATGTAACATATCAAATAACCATAAATCTTAATAAGATAATTGATAATAATTATTATCCAGTTCCAGAAGCCAAAAAATCTAATTTAAGACATAGACCTATTGGTATTGGTGTTCAAGGGCTTGCTGATGCTTTTATGTTGTTAAGATATAGTTTTGAATCTGATGAGGCAAGAGAATTAAATATTAAAATTTTTGAAACATTATATTTTGCAGCATTAAATGCTTCTAAAGATTTAGCTAAAGAATATGGTCCTTATGAGACTTATGAAGGTTCTCCAATATCTAAAGGAATTTTTCAATTTGATATGTGGGGTAAAAAACCTACAGACATGTGGGATTGGGAAGGATTAAGAAAAGAAATATTAAAATATGGTGTTAGAAATTCATTGTTGATCGCACCCATGCCAACAGCTTCAACATCTCAAATATTAGGGAATAATGAGTGTTTTGAACCTTATACGTCTAATATATACAAGAGAAACACTTTGTCTGGTGAATTTATTGTTGTAAACAAACATTTATTAAAAGATTTGGTTAAACTTGGTTTATGGGACGAAACAATGAAACAAAGAATAATTAATGATAATGGTTCAATTCAAAATATTCCTGAAATACCTTCAGAATTAAAAGAATTATATAAAACTGCTTGGGAAATAAAACAAAAATCACTCATACAATTAGCTATTGATAGAGCGCCTTATATTGATCAATCACAATCTTTAAATGTTTTCATGGAAAAACCAACATTTGGTAAATTAACTTCGATGCATTTCTTTGGTTGGGAAAATGGTTTAAAGACTGGTATGTATTATTTAAGATCAAGAGGAGCTTCTGATGCAATAAAATTCACGGTAGATAAAGAGGCTATTTCAAAAAAAGCACAAGAACAAATTGTTTGTTCATTGGAAAATCCAGATGCTTGTGAATCATGTTCTGGTTGAATTATATTTAATATTCTTATGAAAATGACCACAATATTGTGGTCATTTTTTTTTGTTAAAAAAGTTGATATATTTAATTTTTTTTGTATATTTGTATCACTGTTTTCTATAAAAAACATATAATATGGAATATAAAGTATATCTAAACGAAAATAACTATATTTTTTGGTTTAATAATTTGTGTGGAATTTCATCTTTAAATGGAAATGTTTTAGCTGAACCAATATATGAAACTATATGGTCTTTTAAAAGTTCAAATTTATTAATATTCAAAAGGAATGGTGGTTGGGGAATTATGGACGAGAATGGGGCAGAATTAACCGCACCATTATTTAATTATGAAGATGTTAACAATTTAAAATACAATGTTGGTGAATATATTATAGGTAATTTTAATTGTATTAATGAGAATTATTTAATATCTTCCAATAAAATAAAAATTGTTTTATGAAAAGATATTATGAAAATGGAAAATATGGATTGATTGGTGATGATAACAAAATTATTGTTAAACCAAAGTATGATTGGATAGCAGATTTTTATAATGAAATACCGATTTATAAATTAAACGATAAATATGGTTTTTTTGATAAAGATGGGAAAGTTGTTGTTCCACCAAAATATGATTGGTTAGATTACTTTTTTTATGATGTTACCAAATATAGAATAAATGGTAAATATGGTTTAGTTAATTTAAACGGAGTTGAATTAATACCACCAAAATATGATAATATTGATTATTTTAAACATAATAATAAAGTATATATAATAAATGGAAAATATGGTTTAATTGATAAAAATGGTAATGAGATTACACCGCCAAAATATGATGAACTTATAGAATTTTCTTCAGGAATAATCAGGTATTCAATAAAGGGGAGATTTGGGATTATTAATGAAAAAGGAATTGAAATAACACCACCCAAATACGATTATTTATATGATTTTTATAATAATCTTGTTATGTGTAAGTTAAACAATAAATATGGATTTATTGATGAAAATGGTAATGAATTAACAAATCCAGTTTTTAATATGGGTGATGTTTTAAATATTTCTTTTTATTTGGATAATATTGTTTATGGAAAAGAAAATATGATATTTAAAAATTATTCAATATGTGAAAACAAAATAAAAATTGTTTTATAACATATTTAAGTGGACTACCTTTT